CCTTCGGCGACGAGCCTGATAAGGTCTTCAACAGTCTGTCCGTCAAGTTCGGCTCGCGCTTGTGCATTGTTGCCGGCAGTGGAGGCACATCCACTCGCGGGGGCGAGGGGGACGTACAGCCTTGGGCGGCTAGCAATAACGGTAGACAGCTTAGTTTCAAAATCTTGCTTAACGGCTTCATCTTTGACATCTTGTTCATCCTTCAGAGTCTGCATCTGGTGGTTCTTCTGAGCTATCAGGGCTGCATCCTCGGCTTCCTTTAGCGCATAGCCGACATGGTGGCCGGTTAAGTACACAGTTAAAGCGGCAGCGATAGCCCCTAGAATCATCCAAGGGTTGGGCATCATACTCCCTCCAGTCGTGCGGCTGCTCGTTCACGGGCGATGTCCTCCACGGCGGGGTCTACGTAGTTAGCAGGGGTTGAGGGCGGTGGGGGTGCGCGCCACTCTTCGTCCAGCTCAGGGTTCTTGAACCCATTGAAGTTAAAGTCAAACATGCCCGACTGAACCGTAGGCGCGGGGCTAACACTAGGCGCTACGGTTTGGGGCTGTGGGGGTTGCACCTGTGAGGTGGCGATACGCTCTGAAATGGCCTGAACACCCTTCTTCGACATCACCCCGCCTATGCCGCCAACAATCAACAACACGATGTCGTTGAGCATCTTAGCAAAGGCTTGATCCATCGGAGCCATGCTCTTGAGCGGCTGCGTGACGTAAGCAAGGCTGTACAGCATAAACATCACGATTCCGGCAAGGATGATCGTGACGATGATGACCACAACGGCCCAGACTCGGACCTCGATCTCTTCAGCGGTCAGCCGATGCGGCGGGTATTGGTGCTTCAATTTTCTTCTCCATTACGGGGGCTACAAGGTAATCGGGGCAGTCTTGTGTGAACTGACAGTCGGGCCGCTGGCAGCGCTTCTGCGCCCAGTTGGCGGGGTCTTGGCAATAGTAACGGAACCGCTCCTCGCAGGCCGTCAAACTACTCAGGATCAATAGGATCGCGGCGAGTTTTTTCACGTTTCTTTTCCTTCTCTTCTAAGCGGACGACTAACGCCTTCACTTCTTTGAGTTGCTTGTTTGTGTGTAGGGCGATCATGGACAGAGCCATGATGCAGAATATCAGCAATGTGACGATTGCAACCCAAAACCAAAATTCCTTCATAGAGTGAAATACATTCCAATCATTTGCAGCAGCCCCATTGCGGTTGCTACTACGTAGGTCAGCTTGGCCACCAGAATTTCTTTGCGGTGTTCTTGTCGCCATCGGTTGTCCCGTTCTCTCTTTGCTTTGAGTTCCCGAGCAACCTCTTGCTCTTCTAAAATCTCATCGTACTTGGACAAAAACTCTTTGTACATTGACCCCAACCCTAGAGACTCTGGTGTACCGTAGATCATGGACTGCTTCAGCTGCGCAGACAGTTGATCCATCTGCCACTGAATCTCTATGCGGTCAATCGCACTGTCGGCAACTTTGTCGGTGGTCAAGGCCAGCTCGTCTAGTTCTCGGCAGTGTGCTTTGAGGTGCCTCATGGCTTCAAAGTAGACTTTCAAATTCTCACAAATCTCATGCACCGCGCGCGCCTGAAACTCCTCATAACTCAGTTCGGGCTCAGGCTCGCGCTTGGCTTTAGGCTTTGCGGCTTCTTGAACAGGTTTCTGAACATCAAGTGGTACCGCAGTCTTTTTCGGTGCAACTCCACATAAGTTTTGCACCCAAGCCCACAACCCCGTGACCTCTTTGAAGATCGCTTTTGCATCCGCTACGCCGCCTTCGACTTGCTTTTTGAACTTGCCAATTTCAGCCTTCCCCTCGGATAGCATCTGGCAGCCAGCGCGTATAGCGCCAACCGCACTTTGTGCCATGAGGAGAAGACTGATTGGATCCACATTTACATGCCGATCAACCGTTTGAAGAACTCAGCCGCCGCTCCAGGCCCGAGCAGGACAGCCGCAAGCACCGCATAAATGAGGTATTGCATCTTGTCCATACGCTCCGCACCTTTGTCTAGGCGGTCACTGATGGTCTCGTAACGTTGAGCACACACGGCTTCGTGAGTGTCCAAACGGGCTGCGGTTACTGAGATTGTATCGGTCATGATTAACCCTGCACAGCGGCGATCAGTTCTTCAACACTGGTAGCAGCGGCAATTGCTGCCTCCTTGGCGGCGCACTCAGAGACGATTGCGGCGCGCTCTACGGCCACCTCAGGCGTCACTTCGATGCCGCGCTCGGCCTTGCGGATAACTTGCCAGTCAGTCGTAGCTAGTGCAGCACCGGCAGCAGCTTTTGCTTGAGCGATGAACTGAGACTTCAAGCCTTTGGTGGTCACGGGCTCTTCAGCGCCTTCAGGTGTCTCGGTGACATCTTCCAGAGCTTTGGCAGTAGCTGGGTAGCTTGCCTCAACAGTGCTGTTGACTTCGTTAACGTGGTAGCTGGCGTTTGACACCCAGTAGAAGCGATCGTCAGGGCGTGTGCCTTCGATGATTTCCCACACACCAGCTTCCAGCTTTTCTTCTGGGGTGCTGTTGCGCAGGAATGCGCTTGAGTATTGTTTGTCGCCCACTGTGAAGGCGATGTCCATTTGCAGGACTTGACGAATTTGACCGTTTTGAACGACTGCGAAGCTCATGGTTGTTTCTCCTTAACGAGCGTTTGAATATTTGAAGGGGTTTTCGGCAAAAGCCATGTAGATGTACGTGCCGCCTGATGCGTTCATACCGGTGCCGCTGTTTCTTTGCTTGAATCCGTTTGAAAGAATATCAGGGTTTGAATACGTGTAGGTGCTATCGGATACGTTTGGAAACAGCCACTCATTCACTACGTTGTATGCGTTTCTCGAAGTGTCAACCACGATCCAGTTATCTGCACTGTCGGTACGCTTAACCATCAAATATCTTGGACGGAAGCCAAGATACACAAACGGGCCGTCAGCCGAGCCGTTACCTGTGTACGAGCCAAACTTGGAGTACCCTGCTACTTCTGCAAAGCAGTAGGCGACGTAGGTCGCTGCGTTTGCATTAACACCGCTATTTGTCCCCACTGTGAATACAGAAGAAGTCGGGCTTGTGTTATTCCACCAAACGATATTGGTGTTGCTCGCGCCTGTTGAGTTCAACACCAACGCCGAAAGATTACCAACAGAGGAATGGTAGACAGGCCATCCATTAGCGCCGAGGCTGCGAGACTTCACGATCACCATCTTAGGCGCAACACCCAATCCATGGCCCACAGTCGCATTAGCGCCCGTACCTGTGTATGTCACCACAGAGAACCCTTGAGTAGTTCCTGCGTTCACAGTAGAGGTGATAGAGCCGCTTGTGTTGCTCACAGATGAGCCAGCAGCTTTCCACTGCCAACCGATGTAAGTATAGCCGCTTGCGTTCAAAGTGCTTGATGCGGTAGCGCCAATCGTGACCCCGTTTGAGTTGAATGAACTCAAATAAGTGCCAGTGTATTCTGCGTCTGCCGAATCAGAAATTAAGAGTTTGCTTCCGCCGCGAACGGAGTCAAACAAACCGTTGTTTGACGCGTTGTTTCTAGACTTGAACCACACAAAGTCTGGTTGGAACGTAGTAGCAGTGGTGTTGTTACCGCTGTTCACAATCGACTGTGCAGCGCCCGTACCGGTGTAGGTAGTCGCAGCCATGTACTGCGCACCCAGCTTGATCGTTGGCTCAGGCAGGTTGGTTGTGCACAGGGTTGTGAACCCTGCTGGGGGTGTGTAGGTGAAAGGGCGCTGGCCGAAGTTAAAGTTGACCGTAGCAGGGCCAGATGAGCCGGATGCGTCTGACGCGCTTGGGTAATATGGACCGCTTGTCAAACCCGTAAACGCAGTTCCTTGGCTTGTACCGTTTAAATAGAAAGCAAGTGTTCCGTTATCGGCATCGAATGCAACGCCAATGATGTAAGTTTGGCCGCTTGTGTACCAAGCGGTTCCGTAAGACGCACCGACGTTACTATTTATTTTTTGACCGTTTCCGTTGTAATAGCCATAACCCGTTGACAAACCACCTGCGGCGATGGTTGAAGACGTTGTGCTAATCGCAAACGGATTAGAGTCAATACCCACATACAAACCTTGTGCGTTGTATGTTTGCGTGATTTCCCAATACCATTTTCCGCTTGACATTCCAAATGAGCCGAGCACACTGCTGGTTGAAAGATTAGCAAGAGATGCAGTAAGGTTGCCGTTAGTAATTGCCCCACGCGCATTTGAATTGATGGCCAACGGGTTCAACGTGCAGTAGTTACCACGAGTCACAGACGCGCCGCCATCGGTGTTGTAGCCCACCCAAGGCGTTGGAACGTCCAACATTGAGTCGTAGGTAACCCCAGCAGTCAAACTGATGTTGTTGGCAGTCCAGTTGTTGCTGTTTCCGCTGTAGTCGTAACCCAGCGTTGTGGTGCTAGTGTTGTCTTTGAAGTTCATGTACCAACCAGTGGTGCCGTATGTACCTGTGTAGGCCATAGGCACCCAAGCGCCAGTGAAGGCGTCAGTTGTACCGAAACTAGAAGGTGTCAGAGCTTGGCCATCAACGAAGTTGGCTTCTGTCATGTAGCCGTCGTAGTAGTACGTTGATGCAAGGTCGTAAAACTTACCAACAGTGTGCGTCCAAGTGCCGCCAGAGCACATGTATGTGTCAGAGTTAAGTGGTGGGTATGTGGCGGTGCCAAATGCCGTGACCTGCACACCGTTGACATACAGCTTCACGCGGTTGCTCGATGTGGCTTGCGTAGAATCCACGGCAACGACGATGTGGTACCAAGCAGAAGGATCACGGAAGACTTGAGAAGTCTGCAAGTTGATCGCGGCGCTACCTGTCCATTGCAAGATGTTCAAATTACCTGTGGCGTTGAAATAAATACCGCAGTGGTAAGTTGAGGTGTAGTACACGCGCAACAAGTCACCAGCCACCGTGGCCAAACTCCCGCGCTTGACCCATGCACTGTATGTCCAAGTGGTGGAGCTGCCAGAGGTCGGGAAGAGCTTGCTGAAAAACGCAGAAGCAGACTCGCGCAGACGCACAGAGCGGCTAATAGGGTCAGGCACACCCGCCACAGGCCAGATGTTGTTCTCTACCGCTGCGGCAGCATCAGTCACCGTCCACACCCCAGAGGCCGCTTGTTGAGTCGGCACTACGGGGGTCTTGCGGATAATCTTTCCAGAGTATTGAGTCATGTGTTATCTCGCACGGGCGATGTTGAAGGGGTTCTCAGCGAAGGCTGCGTAGATGTATGTACCACCACTGGTGTTAAATCCTGTCGCAGTACCGCGCAACTTAAATCCGTTTGAAAGAATATCCAATGCGGACAGCGTTTGCTCTGCGGAAGATGCCGCTGGTAGAAGGTACTTTCCAGCCACGTTGATCGTGTCTCTTGATGTGTCAAAAACAAACCAGCCGTCTGCTCCGGCATCCGTTCGTTTCCACATTACCCAACGCGGTCTAAATCCACAATACACAAACGGCCCATCAGTAGAACCGTTGCCTGTGTAGCTGCCGAACTTGGAGTAGCCAGCGACTTCTGCGAAACAGTAGGCGGCCATGTTATTGCCGTTACCGTTGACTTGGTTGTCAGTAGAGACAGTAAAAACGCTTGAAGTCGGTGCTGTGTTATTCCAATACAGACTGTACGTCACAAAAGCGTCAGTCAGGTTTAGACGTAAACCGCCGGTTGCGGGTGATGCCGCTGCGTTCTTTTGGTAAACAATCCAGCCTGTTGAACCAGCAGAGCGGTTCTTCACAATCACCATTGCAGGGGCAACACCAAGGCCGTGACCCACCGTGGCGTTAGCACCTGTACCGGTATACGTCACCACCGAGAACCCAGCAGCCGTATTCGCACTCACAGATGAAGTGATAGAGCCGTTGGTGTTGCTGACGGCAGTGCCGCCCGCTTTCCATTGCCAAGCTACGTAGTTGTAGGTGCTTTGGTTCAAAACGTAGTTTGAGCCGGAATTTGACACGGTAAAACCGGTACTTGTGATCGCACTCACGCCGCCGTAAGTTGAGCCAGGATACGTGTCTTCGGCTTCTGTGGTGTTTGAGTAAAGTGTTTTGTAAAAACCAGAAGACGTCCCTCGGACGCTGTCATTCAAGTTGTTGAAATAACCCTGAGCTGGGTTTGTTCTTGACTTGACCCATACAAAGTCCGGCTGAAACGCTGTGCCGATTGTGGTGTTCGCTCCGTTGTTGATGGTTTGAACACCACTGTTACCGCTGTAGGTCGTAGCCGCCATGTACTGAGCACCATTGTTGATGTTCACTGCTGGCAGGTTTTGTGTGTTCAGTGCAACGAAGCCTGTTGGTGGGGTGTAGGCAAAGGGGCGTTGGCCGAAGTTTATAAATCCGACCATTGTGTAGTCGCCAACAGCAGGAAAATACGGGCCGTTTGTCAGGCCAGTAAATGCCGTACCTTGGCTTGTACCGTTTTTGTAGAATGTCAGTGTTCCAACGTCAGCATCAAAGGCAACGCCAATAATGTCACCCGCGCCAAGAGTTGCGCCGTAAGCCGTCCCAGTTCCAGCGTTGTACTTGCTACCGTTCCAAGCGTAACCCCAAGAGCCAGCATCGCCGCCTGTGAATGTTGATTTGTTGGTAGAGCTAATGGCCACACCACCTGCACCATAAGTGCCAGACGTTGCGCCATATTCCCAATACCACTTTCCACTGGTCATGCCGATTGTGCCAAGCACATGGGCATCATCAGTTGAAACACTAAGGTTCAAGTTTGCGTTTGAAATGGTGATTGAGCTGTATGAGTCGAGCGGGTTGAGCGTTGCATAATTCCCACGCCCATCCCCGCCATCAGCGTAGTTGCTAGGCGAGTCAAGCATCCAGTCATACGTCACACCGGCAGTGACGCTGATGTTGTTCGGTGTCCAGTTGTTGCCGTTGCCTGAGTAGTCCTTACCCAGAGTCGTAGCCGTGGCTGCGCTGTTGTCAGCAAAGGTCAGGTAGAAACCGTTTGTGCCGTAGGTGCCTGTGTAGGGTAGCGGTTGCCACACGCCGTTGCCGTCGAACGCGCCGAACGAGCTGGCAGCGAGAGCTTGGCCGTCAATCCAATTTACTTCTGCTATGTAGCCATCGAAAAACCCCGCGCCCGTGTTATCAACCCTACGCCCGATATTGATCGGGTTAGTTGAGTTGAATTGCAAATCCGCGTTTTGAGCTGGGTAGCTGGCCGTGGAAAATGCGGTCACTTGAACGCCGTTGACATACAACTTAATGCGGTCAGAGGCGGTGGCTTGCGTTGTATCAATTGCGTAAACAAGATGATACCAAGCGGACGGATCACGGAACACCTGTGTCGTGTAAACGCCAACGGCTGCGGCAGTGCCTACGCTGTAAAACTGAAGAGTGTTGTCGCTATAAAATTCAATTGAATGGTTGTTTGCGGTTGAAACACCAGACCATGAAAACAACGCTTGACGAGCACTGAGAGAGCCGCGCTTAACCCAAAAACTCAGGGTGCTTGTTTTGTAGTTACTAGCAATCGCAGGTGTGCGATTCAAATAAGCACTTGCACTAGAGCGTAGGCGAACGCTGTTACCAATAGTTCTTGGCGAGACGCCCTGCAAGTATTGGAATTGCTGCTCAAGCGTCCACACGCCCGAAGCTGACGCCGTTGTAGGCGTAGTAGGGTTTGCGGTGATGACACCGCCGAGGTAACGCTGAGACATGCTCTAGTCCTTAACTGTTGATTTCTTCCCAAGACGCGGTCACGGTCAGGTAGTTGGCAGTGCCAGCGGTTGCGCCGATGGACTTGTCTTCCAACAAATAGAACGAGGTCGTCTTGTCTGTCACAACAAGTGTAGCGTTGGCAGGAACAGAGATCGTAGAGGCGATCGGGAATGCAGTGCCACCCAACGCAGCGGCTGAGTATGTGTTGATCGTGATGTTGGCAGCCGTGGTGCCGTTGGTGTTAGCCACCACGATTGAGTTGATCTTGTACACTTTACCGCTACCGGAGGCATTGCTGGCCACAGAAGTTGCAGAGGTTGTGCTCAGAGCGACAGTTGACGTATTTCCATAAATGGTCGTTACGTTTACGATGTTTGGGTTTGCCATTGCTTAGCCTCCGAAGATCATCGCCATGGCGATGGATTTACCGGTCGAGATACCAGTGTTGGTTACAAAAGAAAGATTGCCCGCGCCGTCCGTTTGTACGATCTGATTCGCCGTGCCGTCCGCCGTGGGGTATTTGAGGCCCGCAGGGTTGTTAATCAAGCGGGTGACGGTTCCGCTAGCGTTCTCAGCATACAACGCCATGTCGGCATCGTTGATGTTGATAGCCAACTCGCCCGCAGCGAGGTTACCCGCAGACGGGGCCGCGCCGCTCGTGGTCGTGCGGTACAGCTGAATGGGAGTGTAGCCGGATTGTGCCATATGTTTACCTCAAACTTTCTAAGCCTCGATGGGTTTCAACGGGCGAAATGATGAACGAAATTCTAGCCTTGGGGTGGGCTTTTGCAACTTTTTCAAATGAATCAACCGTATTCATCGTCAGAACGTACCACCGTTGATCCCGCCCCAAGCCGGTGCGCTCGTTCCGGCAGATGTTAAGACCTGCCCCGCAGTGCCGTTAGCGATGAAGCTCGTAGCGCCTGCGCCGGTTTGGTAAGGGATCTGGCTGGCGATACCGCCTGCGAGGTTGGTGGCTGTTCCGGTGGTGACCGTGCTCGGGGCCACGTTAGTCCAGTAAGGGCCGCTCGAGTTGTACTGCAGCAGGTTGCCGTTAGCTAGGGTGCCTGAGTTGATGTAAACATCATGCAGTTCGCTAATCTCGTAACCGTTCTGCGTATGTACGTAGATTGAACCAGCCCCGCCTGAGCCACCTTTAACCACGTAACCGACCATCACCAAATGCTGCGGCGCTACCGGTTTTGTAGCTGTCCAAGCGCCTGGAGTAGTGGGCGACAGGTAAATGATTTGACCATCGGTGAACCCAGTGGTGTTCAAACCGTTTACGGTACCTTGAGTGGTCACAAAACCGCTCGAGTTGTTAGCAATAGACTCGGTCACAACGCCGATAATCGCCGCCGAGTCAGCATCAGAGTCCGCTTGTGCTAGCGCTACGGTCAAACGCTGGCCCTGTGAACCGCTACAGTAAACCACTTGGCCGTCAGTCAGCGTGGAGCCGGTGTTGTTGTAAACGTAAATGACGGTCTCTTGACCGACCTGCAAGTTCACGTTTCCACCTACCATACCCACCTGAGGGCCGCCGTTAGTTGTGTCCCATTGGAAACGACCGACGGTAGGGGTTGTGGTGGCTGCCGTGTTGAGCTGAACGTAATCTGTACCCACCGCAGTCAAACCCGTAGCCGAGCCGCCGGTGATAGCCACGGCGTTAGCGTTCTGGGTTGACATAGTGCCCAAGCCCGAGACCTGAGTGTTGGCGATAGCGATGTTGGTGTCAGCTAGCGCGGTGAGTTGGCCCTGTGCGTTCACAGTGGCGGTCAAAGTCTTGCTCGCAGCGCCGTAACTCGCAGCCGTAACGCCGGTGTTGGCGATAGCCGCTGTGACCGCCGCCGAGCCGTCAAAGCTCGTGCCGGAAAGACCAGTTCCGAGGGTCAACGCATTCGCGACTTTACCCGCCGTGGTTGCTGAGGTAGCCGAAGTGGCTGTTGCAGCGTTGCCGCTGATGTCGATAGCCCAAGTGCCTGTGGCGTTAAGTCCGCTCACCGAAGGCGCGCCTACGCTGGCGTAATTCAGGCTGACAACGCCGGTTTGCCCGTTGACCGAGCTGACCGTGTTGGTCTGGTCAATTTTCTGCCAAATCGTGCCGTTGAAGATAGCCCAGTCGCCCACTTGCCAGTCAGTGATGCCGTCCAAGTTAGTCGTACCCGCAACCGACACCACGTAGTACCAACCGGACGTTCCGGTGCTTGACACTAAGGTCGGGGTGTTAGTAGAAGCGTCCCAAGCCCCCTTGTACACCAATCCTGGCACGAACGCCTGAGTGGTGATACCGGTAATGACACCCTTGGAGTTTACAGTAACCACAGGGTAAGTGGACGTTGAGCCGTAAGTGTTAGCGGTGACGCCTGAATCGGGCAGGTCAGCGTTCACGATGTTACGGAAAGACGTAGGGGCGGAAGGGCCGCTAGCTGGCCCAGCGTAGAACAGGTTAGCTGCTTGGTCGGTCTGGATCAGCGCCGAACCCCAAGTATACTCACCGTTGCCGCCTGAGACGAGCACCTGACCGGCGAGTCCAGGAGGGCCAACGTACAAGCCGTCAGCGCCGCACCAGATGATCGCACCTGCGTCGGGGACGAGGCTCTTAGCCGTACCGCCGTTGCTCAGGCCGAGGATGTTGTCAACTTCGTCATCGCTTGACAAGTCCACAGCGGGGTGCTTGTGGTCGGAGCGAGACATCTCGGTTGAAACGCCCGCAGCTCCAGACTGGAAGCCTGACTCGGGTGTGCCGTCTGACAAGTTGGCAATGATGGTGACGTTGTTGTTCAACGTACCGCCACCCGACAAACCCGTTCCGGCAATGACCTCACGGGTCTCAGGCACATAGCCCGACACTTGTAACTGGGCCGTAGAAGCCGCCGTTACGCGACCCGTAGAGTCTACCGTGAAGACCGGAACCTGTGTGGACGAACCGTAAACACCGGCAGACACGCCCGTGTCAGACAGCAACGAGCCGTTAATACCCTTTGAGGCCACACTGAGCGTGACGTTGTTGAGCAGCTGCCCACCGCCCGACAAACCCGTACCCGCAATGACTTGACGCGAAACCGGCACACCGGCTACGCTCAACAGGTCACCGGCGCGAATTTGGTAGTTGTTACCTTGATACACGATGAGCAGCAGGCTGTCCTCAGAGGCCACGGGGGCCGTAGGCAGCTGCGTGATTCGCGTGGGGATTAGATTGCTAGGTACGTCTGACATGTGTCAAATCTCCAAATATCCGTCACCGTCTTCGGTGATGATGAACTGGTTGCCGGCTTCTTGAATCAAGCCCGCAGGGTTAGTGTTGACCGGCGTGTCAGGGCGGTTAAACGGCAGCACGATCTGGTCAGGACGGCGGGGCGCAAGGCGGTACGGATCGTACTCGTCGCGGTCCTCGTCACAAACCATGAGCGCGGGGTAGTTGGGGTCGGGTTTTAGCTTAGCCAGCAGGAACTTGCGCGAACAACGCGCGCAAATACCGATACCGTAGGTCGGTTCGCCGGTGGGGTCTAAAAACATCCCGCTCATTTAGTGTAGCATCCGATGCCAGGATTGATCTGCGTGGGCGAGCCGTCATTGTCGCCGTCCCAAGCACGTTGTAGCGAAATGTTCGCTTTCTGCTCAAGGATAGGAATGAGGTTCATGTCCACAGAGGGGGTTTCGCCCGCGACCTTAGCGGCGAGGCCGTCAATAATCGCCTGCAACCATCGTTGCGGCACTTCGACGTCTTGCTGCAGGTTCTCGGTGTCCATGATCTGACGATGACGCCACAAAACAAGCTGCGCGCCCTCGGCGTAAATAGCAGGAGCGGGCCACAGGTTCACAATCGGGCGCACGAGGTCACGCTGGTAGTAGTAGTTACTGGGGCGACCAGGAAAAACCTTATTGCTCTGGTTCACATACGAGTCACGGTTCAGCTGCCCGAGCGGGATCTCTTGTGGTAAATTGCCCAGTGAGATCAAAGAGTACGGAATCGTGCTTGTAGACGTGGCGCGGAAGTACAGATAGGGGATGGCCCCAGAAATGTCTGTCCAGCTGATTTCGCCAGCGCTAGCCGTCACGTCGAGGGTGCCAACGGTAACCCAAGTGGCGTTGTCATTGCTGACTTGCAGGGTTAACGGAACCGCAGCCCCAGACCACTTGATACCAAACACGTCAACCGTGGTTGCCGAAGGGAACGCAACGGTGTAAGACGTAGAAAGGGAGACCGTTGTGCCGGTCACGGGCTGAATCTGACGGTAGTTCAGGTTCAGAACGTCAACAGTGCCGAGCGGAAGCTCTACGACTTGTTGGTTCTGGTACATCGGCAGGATGACTTGCTCAATACACCAGCTGGGGGTCTTGATGTTGGCCAGTTCGGACAGCATCAAATACAGAGACTCAAGCGCGTAGCTTTGCATCTCGCCCGAAATTGCCTGAGCGGGCAGGCGGCAACGCCGGAAGGCGTGGTCAACCACCTTCAGGGCATTAAATGTTGTTGCGCTCACGTTGCCGGAAAAGGCCATACTAACTCCGAGAGGGGTGGTCAGATGGCCGCCGGTACAGCGCGCCCTACAATGACAGAAATTTTAGTTCAAGAAGCCTGAATTAGCACTTCTTCATCGCTGGGCCGCCCTTTTTCAAGGCGATCATTGGCTCACGGGAAGCCACAGGCACAGCGCGGCGCGCGGGGGCGCGAACCACCGCCTCTTCCATCACCGCTTGGCGTTCCATGGTTGGCGTCTGAGTTGTCTCACGCTTCATCATGGTTTCGCGCTTGGGTATGACTTTGCCGCCCTTGGCGAGCTTGGTCAGGGGTTCACCTTTGTGCAGGGCTTTTTCATGCTTGTGCACAGCGGCGGACACCATCTGTTTGTCTTGCTTCATGTCGCTAGCAACAGCGCCGCCCTTGGCGTAGCCTTTGCCGGCCATACCGCCCTTGCACAGACCCACGGTTTTACCTGCGGAGCTGAAGTTGAAGTCTTTTACTTTACCGACTGTCATAATTGTGCTCCTTAGGCGCTGGCGTATGTTTTGATGAATTCGAGGATGAGCGTGTAGCGGTCACCGGAGGTAGCACCCACGGTAGTGAACGCCACGTCACCGGTCTTGCCGGTGCCAGCGTTGTTGCTGATTCCGCCAAAGTCGTTGTAGCTTGCGGTGTACATGACGTTCTGAGGAACGGTCTCGCATACCACGTCGGTGTCAGCGTCCCACAAGATGGTAACACCCATACCGTCAGTCTGGGCCCAGATCTTGTTCAGCTTTACGCCGTTGCAGGCGAGGTTAAATGAGTTACGTGCCAGAGTGGACACGTCGACCTTGGTGACTGCGCTCTCGCCAGTACCGTCGGACACGTTGGTGAATTTGGCAATATAAAGACGTTCGCCGTCCAGAATTACTTGCGTGCTTACTGCGTCAGCCATGATAGGCTCCTATTGAAACGGGCAGGGACTAGCCCCGCCACCCGTTAATGAAAACCGCCAGTATTAGGCAGCAACAGCGCCGTTCAAAGCGGTGATAGCCCAACCAGCAGCAGTGTACACCAAAGAGGCAGACTCGCCCACGCCGGTGAAGGTGATGGTGCTAAAGCCGATCTTGGTGGTTGGGGTCAACACAGCAGAGCCGCCGTCAACCACGTGCACGATGGTCTTCATTTGACCGAGGGTGCCGTTAGCCAGCGTCAAAGCCTGTGCCGAACCGGTGCTTGTCAAACTGGTCAACATGTCTGTGACGTTGACAGCGCCTGCGCCAGAAAGAGCTTGGTTGCTAGCGATCACGTCACCTGTGAGGTTACCTGTGACGTTGCCGGTGATGTTGCCAGTGAATGTGCCCTGAAAGCCGTTCAAAGATACGACTGGGCCGGAGAAGGTAGTAGACATTGTTTGTTTCCTCACATGCGAGAATTGATGATACGTTTGTCTGCATGTCGTCAGCGCGGGGTTAGCTCGCTGTCGAACGTATCGGGGGAACCCCAAGGGAAAAACCCCCGCCGGTTGCCCAGCAGGGGTTCTTCAAGGTGATTAGATACCAGCGGTACCGTACACACCACGTGGGTCAGTCCAACCCACCACATAACGCTCAGTTGCCTTGTAGCGCATGGAGTCAGTCTCGAAGTCACCTTCCATAGACTTTTCCAAACCACGACGCATCAACAGCTTCAAACCGTCTGGAGCATCGGTCTGCACCCACCAAGCGGTGGTAGAAGTGATACGAGACAAGTTAGCTTGGCCGTCAGCCAGCAAGCCCATAGACTTAACTGGGTTGATGTCGTTGTCAGCAGTGCCAGCACGCAGCACAGACTTCAACAAGACTTCAGCTTGGAACACGTTAGAAGGACCAGAAACGATCTTCTTAGGTGTCAAACGGATACGCTTACCGTTGTTGTCAACAGCGTTGCGGATCTGGATGAGCATCTGCTCCAATGAAGTTTGCGACAATGCAGCAGCAGTAGTGAGCTGGTTGCTGAAAGTGCCGTTCACGATTGGATGGCTGTTGCTAACCAAAGCCACGCCGTCACCACCGGTGTAAGAACCGTTAAAGGCGCGGTTCAAGATGTTGGCAGCGAGGGTTTCCTTAGTCTCAATCAGAGATTGAGCCAAGTGCTTGGCGTAGGTCTGACCGATACGGATATGGTCGCCGTCCTCAACCAACACTTTTGTCAAAGCGAAGGCGAGGCCATACACTTTGTACAAGTAGCGTTGCAAGAACAACACACCACCGGATTGGTAAGTCACAGCCATACCGTCTGGCAACTCAGGAGCTGCACCGAAACCGTACAAGACGGGTTCTTCGTGGTAGTTACGTGGGATACCTTTTTGTTCACGGAAGACCATCTTCCATTCGTCGGCACGTTGGTCATAAACGCCGTCGAAGACTTCGTTCATGATTGGTTCGACTACGGAGCGGAAGTCCGTACTGCGCATAGGGGTTGCCATTGTCTAACCCTCCTTAGATTGAGTTAACCGCAGCTTTGTATGCGTGTTCGTTGATACGAACGGTCACAACAGCATAAGCATCGGTGATTGAGTCATTGATTTCATAGCCAAAGCCGGTGATCTGGAACTGGCCAGAAGTCGACTGAATAGCTGTGAGCTGGGTGCTGGACAAACCAGTACGTGTGCTGCCGCCAGGAGAGGCCACAGTCCAATCGCACTCTTCGCCAACCGCAGTTTGCATAGTGGTAACACCGGCTGTGCCTGGATTGGTGTATTGCACTTCAAACAACGTTTCAGGATCATCGTAGACCCAAGCGGTGATGTTCGTAGCAGTTGTACCAGTTGGCCAGAAAGGCGAAATGGTAGGCTTGCCCGATGCGTCATCGTATTGGCAGCCGGCAAAAATGCCGAGCAAGGTGACGCCGTCAACGGTGCCCGAACGAGTACCGTCAGAGGTGCCCAATTCGATGACGCCAGCGTCAGTGAGCTTCACGGGGTCACCCGAGAAGATGTTTGCAGCATAACCGGTTGCAACGGTATAGGCTTTCGCGCGGATCTGGCCACTGTTGTGGAAAGAAGCACGGAAGCCGAAAGGTGCGCTAGTCGAAGACATTAGCTCAGCTCCTTAAGGTTGGTTGAATTAAAAAATTGCGTCAAGACAGCTCAAACTGAGCGTCTCGCTTTTGTCCAATTTCCATATTACCGTCGCCCATAGTGATCTTCGACTTAGATGCGCGCGCTTGTTGTTCCATGAACTCAGCCGTGTCAGTGAGTTTTTCTTCCTCACGTAACGGAGCATCATGGTGTGCCTCTTTCATGTACTTTTCGTACAATGACATCGGCAGCTTAAAAGCCAGCATCTCATTAACCCCTACAAACCCGTTCCAGTCACCTGTTTTAATGGTGGCGTATTCCCATCCAGGAACATCTTCCGGCTTGATGGGCTGGTAGCCCAGACGGATGCGCATCTGGATAGAGTCGCGGGGGTTAGTCGTTGTCAGCCAGCACGTGTGCCAGCCAGGAATCTTCGGTAAATCAGGCAATGAAGACTGAAAAAACTGTTGACGGAACATTTCAACTCGCTCATCATCAGACAACTCACGGTTTTCAGTTTTCGTGCGATCTTCCATCTCACGGACTGTGCGGTTGTCACCAGCGGATTTCTTTAAGCGTTCGTCGGACATTACTCGCTCCTTTCAGCGATTGATTTAAATTTTAGGCGTGAATTGCGCGGAAGGCAATTCAAGCACGGTTCTGGCGGTCGTATTCAGCGTAACGCTTGACATACTTCATGCGGAGGATGGGGTCGTCCCAAACACCTGCATCAATCAGAGCCTGCTTGCGCTCGGGGCTCACGTAGACTTCCTTGCGAGTAGAAGTGGGGGCGTGTTCACGGCCTGAGCCGATACCAGGACCACCGCGCGCTACGCGCTCTTCTTTTTGCTCAGCCTTAGCTTCACCCTTGAATCGTTCAGGCAGGCGGCGGGCAGCGCGGGCGCGCAGCTCGTTCCAGTACTCTTCGCTCTTCGGGTCGTAGCCGTCACGCACCAGACCTTGGTCAATAGCGAGCACGATGGCGGAGTCTTCGTTACGGCCTTGGGGGTCGTACCATTTGTTCTCGTCAAGGAACTCACGTGCGTGCAACATGACGCGATCGTCCATGCCGCCGTCTTGCGCTACGGGTTTGGCTTGCGCTGCTTGGTTCTTAGCAAAGGCGAGTTGGTTAGCCTTGGCGATAGCCTCGTCGCGGTACTTCAGGGCTTGGGCTACGTCAGCGCCGTTGCCGGCCTCAACCGCCTTAGCAATGACACGCTCGGCCATCTCGGCTTCGTTCTTGGCAGCAGCGATTTGTTGGTCGTAGCTGTTCAGGTCGGCCTGATAGGTGCGTTGTTCAATTGTGCTAAAGCGGCGCTCAAGGTCGTCGTTGCGTTTGCGCAGGAACTCCAACTCCACCTTGTCACGGGTGATGGCCTTCTCGCGGCGCTCTTTGCGCTCGAGCTTTTCAAGGCGGCGGCGCTCACGAATGGCTTCGCGTTCGTCGTCGCTGGCGTCTTTTTCTTCGTCGGCAGCTTTGGTGCTGCGTTCGTCGTCTTCGTGTTCGTCGTCTTCGGAGTCCTTAGCCGCCTTAGCGTCTTCCTCGGCTTTCTTAACCGCAGGATCCTCCTCAACGATCACGATCTCTTGGTCTCGCTCCAAGTTTTCGTCGTCTTCTTTCAATACTTCAGCCATTGCTCATCTCCTTTATCAGATGAATGCTCGGATAGCCAACGGGTCGCCTTCGACTTTGCCGATGATATCCAAATCGTTAAAGATCACGAACAGCGCGGATTCGCCGTTCTCCAGTGGGACCTCCCAGCGGTCACCGCCGTACTTAGGGACGCGAACGTAGTCACCAGGATGAGCCCATGAGCCTTCGGGCCAAGGTTCCAAGTTGTTACGGTTGCGGTAAGCAACGGGGCCGTGCTGAATCACTTTGGCCACTTGTGTGTTCCACTTCTCAGTATCACGCGACCCAGTGTCGATGATGATGCCCGAGGCGGTGGTTTGCTTTGGTGTGCGGATCTGTACCAGAACACGGCTACCGAAGGGCTGCACACCAGCATTTACTGCTGGAAAAGCCGCTTCCATGGCGTTCTCATAGGTCTTTGTCACTATTTCTCTCCTCATCGAGAATTGCAAGAAGTACGTTGATGGCGGCCTCGTAACCAGCTACGACACCGACGCGATACCCGTACTCAAAAGTATCACGGTTTTGGGGACGCTTGAGGGACTCAAGCGCGAATTCTTGCTGCTTAACTTTGAGGTTGTTAAGCAGTTGAGCTTCTATGCTCACGCAGGCGTCTTTTTCTCAGCGGGGGCTGAGGGTGTGGTCTGGCCCGTGACGGGTTGACCAGCAGCCATGCGGTGGTGCTGCTTGACGGCAGCGTTGTTCATAGGGACGGTGCCCGTGGTTGGTTTGTCAGCCATTTAGCTTCTCCTTAGGGGTTGGGGTTGATACCGGTGCCAGTGCTGACAGCGATGCGGTCACCGGTGGCGATCTCAGCGGCGGCGAGTCGCATGGCGGTGTCGTTGTCGGCGGTGTTCATAGCCATGCGGGCCTTGACCTCGATAGCGGTGCGTTGGTCTTCGGCGCTCTGACGCAGCTGTTCGCGCTCGTTTTCGGCCTGCAAACGGGCAGCATCGACCGCTGTTTTCTGCTGATCGGCCTGAGCGGACTGCTGAATCTTGGCTTTGTCCAGCTCGAGCTTCTGTGCGTCCAACTGAGCGCGCTGTTGTAGGGCTTGGCCCTGCACTTGGGCGTTGAGTTGAGCAATTTGCATGCTGCTGTCAGGTGGCATTGGCGGTTGAGGCTTGAATTGCTGTGCAGCCTCGTCAATTTGCGCCAATTCTTGTGCAAAACCGCCGAGTTGCTTCTCAATTTCTTGCTGAACCTGCAGAATTACCTGAATTTGCGCTTCGGCTTCCTCAGGAATCAGGTTCTTACGCTGTGCGATGTCCACGGCCTCATGAGCTTCAACAAGATAGTAGTTGAGCAGGTGATCGCGCAGGTGCATCGCCATGGGGTAGAGGAAAGTTTTGACAATCGCGGGGTTCTGACCGAACAAAGGCGACTTGAGGAACGCCAAATGGGTCTTCATATGCGCGATGTGCTCCTGACGGGGCAAAACGTACACGGGGCGGCCCATAGCGGCGGCCACGTTCTCGCTGACGGGGTCGATGTCCTCGCTGGCGGGCTTGGGTTGCAGCACATCGTCGTCGCTGATCTTCAAGTTGCGCAGGAACATCTCCTCCACTTTACGTTGATCGTAAAGCTGAGGCACAACGGCGGAGCGTTGCATGAGCGCCTGCACCTGAGCAAAGCGTTGGGCCTCGCTGAAGATGGCAGGATCGCTAACGGGGACGATGTCCATCGGGCCGTCAAAGTCCGCAGGGCTAATCTCACCACCTGCGTACTGGGCTTGGATGTCTTCCTGAGACAAGTAAGCCGAGTTGATGCGGTGGATGATCTTGAACGAACGCGACATCGAGCTGTGCAGGCGCGAGTGGATGCTCGAGAACACCACCATACCTTGCTCGATGAGCGCCATCGTAGTGCCTACCGGCTGTTGAGCGTTAGCGTCACTGAGTTTCTCAAACGAGGTCTGCACCACACCTTTGCCGGCGTCCACGACAAAGCCGAGGAGCTGGAACAGCGTGGGTGAGGGGCCGCCGAAGGGCAGGGGCATAGCCAGCTTGCGCACGTCATCAATCAGAGCGCCGCCCTCAAGCTCAGTCACCTCTGTCGGTTGTACGTTCAGGGTCTGACCTGTGGGGCCGCCCTTCAGCTTCAACAACGTGGGTACGTTTTGAATGTGGGCTGAGTCCAGCAGGGCACGGAGCGCGCCGGTAGCTGCACCGCTCAAGCCGCCAATCAGGTGGGTGAGGCCGATGGGGTAAGCGCCACGCCAAGGCACAAAGCCGAACTCAACAATCCAGTCCAGTTCGTTCTTGTACAGGTCTTCCTCTTCCCAGTTACGGTAGAGCGACAAGCCCTGTGAGCTTGACTTGTCAATGCTGAGGATGTAAGGCTCAGGGCCGTCACCGAAGTCCAGATGAGTGTAGACCTCAAACACGGTGCGCAGACCGTCTTCGTTGTACGCTGAGTCCTTACGACCTTCAATCTTGTCGTTGGCCTTGGTAGCCTTGCTGAACTCGGGCGCGTCCGGCGCGCCGAGGTTGACGTCGATGTACAAACCGGCCTTAACACGGCGCTTGTACTCAAACTCCGTAATGTACTGCACGTGCGTCTTACGCTCGGCAGAGTAGAAGTTGGTGGCCGCAAACGGCAGGTACACGTCATCAATCGCGATGAACTCGGACTGCGGACGGCGATGCTGCGGGCTCCACATGTACTTCATGTACTGTGCGCCACCCAGCGGCAGTTGCGTGCTCAGCTGCTCCAGCTCACCACGGAACTCCACCATCTGCTCGGTGGTCTGCCAGTTCATAAAGTCGGCTTTGCGCTCGGCGCGCTCTACCTTCTCTTTTTCCTTCTCACCGATGATCTTGCTCTTGACAGGGCCAGACGGTGGGAAGAGTTCCTTCATGACTCGGGCGCTGAAGTCCACGCATGCCTCAACGAGCATCGGGTGAACGACCTTGTTGGCACCGCTGAATTGCGCACCACCAGGAGCATCGTCACCGAGGCCGGTGCGTCGCAGCCCTTCCTCGTACAACTTGTCACGCTTCTCACGTGCGTCCTTGTCCTTGCTGATCTTGTCGAGCAGGTCAGAGATGTAAGACTTCAGCTCGTCTTGGGGGACATCGTCGATGATGTTGGCAAAGTGAGCGGCCTTGGCCTTGTTGTCGTCTTCGCCGCCGGTGCGGATGATCGCGCCACCGTCTTCGGTGTCTTCAACGTCAGAGGCGGCCTCGTCGTACTCGACGTTCTCGCCTTGGAGTTGCATTTTCAGATCATCGTTTCGTTGTTCAGGCATTGAGTTCCTCGCGCAGCGCATTCACCAGACTGGAAATTTTAGCTGGATTGTATTCAACCAGTCCGCCTTCAGCGTAACCGTGTTCTGGTTCTGGCGTTTCATGCTGGCCTGACATCACGTTACCGATGATGTAGTCGACCTCAAGCGGGCTGTACTCGGCGTGGCCGACTAGGCCGCCTTCAGCGAAGCCTTTAGCCTTGTTCAATGCATTCAGCGCGCTGTTTATCTCTTCAGCCGTCCCATACTCAGGAGCCTCTACACCATGTTGTTTCATCTCTTGAATCAACTCTGGAGTCCAATTGCTACGCTGCATACGAGCGTTGCTCAGGTCGCCAACTTCACCCCACTTACCAGAGCGCACAAAGTCCTGCACGAACGGTAGGTATTCTTCCTTGGGAGCCTTGTTGGCTTTACCTTTGATCTGAACTATCTTTTCAGGAACTTGAGACGAAGCCGCTTCATACGCTGCTGAAGTTTCAGGATGGTATTCCTGCAACCACTCAGACAACGACTTACCTGCTCCGCTCTCATCCGTGAAGTATTTGCTAAACAGCTTCGGATCATGCTTCTGCAACCAGAGCTGACCTTCAAAACTTTGGGGAGAAGTCTCAACCGTCACATGAGGCTCGCCGGTCTTCTTGTTGCGTAGGCTGAAGATTCGCGACTTACCCTCAAGCACGTCTGGGCAGTAACCGCCGACGCAGTGGCCCATGGTCTCGCCTTCGTACTTGAGGGCGTCTTCAAGGGCTGCGTGGCGAGGATCTCTGTTGACTTCTTGCAGTTTACCCTCAGAGTCCACCCACTGTTCTTTACCGAAGCGGTCGGTCGTAGTTGTCCAACCTTCAGGCAGGTCATCAGGCTTCTTCAACTCCACCCACTTGTACGGGGCGTCCTCGTAGTCTTTATGCGTGAACGCCGCAGCGTTGTTGGCGCGAGCCTGATCAGCTGCGACTTTCTGCGCCGCTCTCCAGTCGTTAATCGCAGCCACACGCTCAACCGCCTGAGGCACTGTCACTTTGTCAAGATCTTGGTACTTCCAACGCAGGTTAGCGGGCAGGCCGCTCTCAGGGTTCACGGTGTTGCGGAGTTCGTCAATCAGATGATTGAAGCCGAGGTCATCTCCTAAGTCTCGCGGGTTACCAACCCCGTAAACTGAAGTTTCCGGAGGAACCTTAGCCAACCACGGGTTTTCTCTCACTTCTCTTGGGTAGTCTACCAGCTTACCGGCGAGGTTAGGCTCAACAGACAAGTCTGAGGCTGTTTCCCACTGCTTAGCTAACTCGGATCGCCCTAAGCCTTGGCCGGCAAAGCCTTCCATCTCACGGATATGTCTCAAATCATCGGTCTTACTCGGCCCGTATGTCCTAGGTTCAGCATGCAACACGCCCCGCTCAGCCAGCGCCCGCAAAGGATCCTCAGGGGTGCCCATCTCGTTCTTGATGTACTTGCTGAGCTTGGTGTCGAGCCACTTGTTGACAACGGCGTTAGGATCTGATTTCAAATACTCAGCCCACTGCTCATCAGAAGCTATGTCCGGCTTTGAAGTAACCCGCGACTTCATCGGCTCAACGGCCTTCTCAACCGAGCCGGCAAGCCAGTTACCACCCTTGGGCTTGATGACGTGCGGAACGCCGGCAGCCGAGGCGTGAGCAAAGTCCTTGGCGGCCTGAGTCACAGCGAACTTGGCGGCACGGGGTACACGGGCCAAAGCTGGCGCAGCAAACATCATCGCGTCTGCCGTGTCGTCTTGAAGCATAGGCACGTTGGCCTTGCCGATGTTCGTTACCGGCTCGCCGTAGCTCATGCGCTCAACAGTACGGGCCGTGGCCGGTAGGCCGAGCGCCTCACTTAGCAAACGGGCCGGTGGGTTAGAGTAGCCGAAAGGCTTGCTGGCGAACTCGTGGGTGCCTTGCAGCAGACGGGCTAACTGCGCCAACGCAGGGGACTGAGGGGTTGCTCTCAGGTTATCGGCCACAAGCACACTCCTTGTACTGGACGAGACCGCCCACGGCTTTGTTGATCCACGGTAGACCTTTGGTCTGCTTTGTCTTTGCCTGCTCAGCGAGCTGGGCGGCTAGCGTTTCTAACTCTTCTTGAGACTTTGCACGCTGTGCTAGGGCAACCCCTAGGGCGTTGTTGTGCAAGTCCTGAGCGTAGTCTGAAGGCATCTGACCCACACCGAAGGCGGTCTTGAGCGCAGCCAGCGGAGACTCTTTGTACTCATGCCAACGACCCAACCGCTCGGCCCACTCGGGGCCGTACTTGCGGGCGAGGGTTCCGGCAGCCAACATGTGACGCAGTGCGTCCTGTTGAGTGTCCTGCCCCAACTGGCCAGGATAAAACTCATACGCCGTCTGGCGCGAGTAGTTGGGTACGGAAATGAGCAGGGGTGCGTCAGAAGCCATAGGTTACTTCGATTTGCGTGCGGCGCGCATGTTGTCAACGAGGTTGGGGTAAGGGCGACCGGCCTTCTCAGCCGCAGCCTTAGCAGAGCCCTTGGCGCTCGGGCTCAAGGACTTGCTCTCACCGAGAGACTTGGGGCGGGCTTTGTCCCAGACGGGCTTGGCGGGTTTAGGCGGCATAGGGGTTCACTCGTTCCTTCTTGGGTCGATGGTCAGCTTCCATGTCCTTTGCTCGTGGCAACTCGAACCATCCTTCGTTCTTCAAGAAGATGATGACCTGCGTGAACGTGTCCACGTAGTCATCGTGCTCGGCCACTGGGAACTTGGTCAGCTGCTTGAGGAACGGGGCCGCCCAACTCACGGGGTGTCCTGGGTTCTTAGCCGACTCGGGTATCCAGATGATGCCAAGCTCGAGGGTCGGTGAGGCCTGATGAGCGCGGGCAATCTTGTCTGCGTTTCCAGGATTGTACCCCACCGCTGGCACATTCGCCAAGCGCAAGTCTTGCAGCAATGATTGACCGCTGGCTTTTGCTTCAACTAGGACACGGTCGGGACGCTTGGGCCGTGACCATGCGTGCTTCTTGTCGGCCCCGCCGTACTCGCTCCCCCACTCGCTGATAGCGCGCTTGCGCAGCTCGGGGTAGCTCAGGTGCTCGTCCCATGCATCAAGCAACAGCAGGTTGCGTACGCCTTTGTGCGTGAATACGCCATAGGCCGTGAATGCCGTGGGGTCGTTCTGGGTCTTCTCGCTGAAGGCGCAGTCGTAGGACTGGATGACGTACTCAAACTGAGGCAGGCCGTTAGCGACCGGCCACAGGCCGAAGCACTTGGTGTTCAGGATACCACCCTCGGTCGGTGTGGGGTCTTGCTGCAGCTGGCCGCTGGAGCCGTAAGTGCCTAGGAGCTGCTTCAGCTTCTTGATCTCCTCCGGCCCGAAGCGTTCAGGACAGATGAGTTCCCCCACTACCTTGCGCGGGTCGTAGGTGCCCATGCTGGTCTTGCGGGTCACGCCGTCCCACTCAGCAGGGATGCAGATATGCTCCCACCCGCCAATGTCGTGCAGGATGTGACCGCTGACGTCCTTCTCGTGTAGGCGTTGCATGACGGTGACCATTGCATCGGTCTTGGGGTTGTTCAGGCGGGTTGACCACACCATGTCAAACCACTCAAGGTCGGACTCACGCACTGCGTCTGACTGCGCGGCCTGAGCGCCGTGAGGATCGTCAAGGATGAGGCGCGAGCCACCTTCACCCGTGGCCGTACCGCCGACTGACGTGGCGAGCCGGTAGCCGGTCTTGTCGTTCTCAAAGCGTTGCTTGGCGTTCTGGTCACCCGCGAAGGCAAACATGTGGCCCCAACGCTCTTGATACCACGGCGACTGTATGAGTCGTCGGGTCTTCAAGTTGTCACGGGTTGACAGCACACCTGAGTACGAGGCACACAGGAACTTCTCCTCCGGCTTCGCTATCCACTCCCACGCAGGCCACATCACCGACACGATTGTCGACTTTGAGTGCCGTGGCGGGATGTTGATGAGCAGACGGGTTATCTCCCCCGCGCTCACGGCCTCAAGGTGCTCGCAGATCTGCTCAATGTGCCAGCTGCCAATGAACGGGATTCCTGGCTCAACCACGTGCCATGACTGCTTGACGAACTCGTACAGGGAAGCGCCCGCCCTGCGGCGGAGCTGCTCCTTCTCGATCATCTCGAGCATGACTACGGGGCTGAGGGGTGCGTTCATTGGAACATCTTACTCTTCATGTCCGGCGGTAGGCGCGGAGTGGCCTTGCCCCCGCTCACGCCCTCAAGCGCGATACGGCAGAGCACTGCGGTCTGAGCAGCCTCAAGCGTGGTGTAACGCAACTTGGTGGTGTCCACCTTGTACGTGTCATCGGCGGTGCTGTGACGGATCTCATCCATGACCGCGCCGTCATCACCCTCAAGGAGCCAGAGCCCCATCTTACGGTTAAGCCACTTCATGTGCATCTCCAAATCCAAAACAAAGCGATGATCGTTACGCAGATCATTTGAATGTCGTCTGAGTTCATGCTCGCCACTCCTGCGTCACGCTACACCAATACACACCTTCGGACTCAGTGATGACGTGCCCAGCGACAACGTCCTCCACTTGACCGCCAAGACGGTAGAAGCTATCATCACGGAAACTCATCAGGTAGTCTTTCTCATCAAGCACCACGGTCAGCTCGCGCTTACCTTGGCGGTTGATCTTCTGTTTGATGACCTTCATGCTTTCCTCCTTGCGCGGATAGCGGTTTCAATCGGGCCATTGTCGTCAGGCTCCATGTTCCAAGCCACCTTCGCACACGCCTCGTTCTCCTCATCGAGCAGCAATGTAGCAAACGCTTCCAGCTTGTGCATCGGCACCTGTGTACCGTGTGAGCCCATGATACCGGCCCGAACCGCGATGCGGCGGATTTGTTCTGGGTCGTTCATTTCGCCTCTCCCGCTTTGCTCATCAGTTTTTGCATCTGCGCCAGCTCATCATCACTGAGCCCCTTCAGGTTCACGGCAGCCATCTGAATCGGGCCACCATCAGCGCCCGTGTGTTCCTGCGTCACCTTGTCGCCGTACACCTTGGGCAGCATCTTGCTGAGTACCCACTTCTTGGTGTCGATCTGCAACCGGCGTAGCGCCACCACGTCAGGGCTCAGGGTGACCAGCGCCTTCTCCAGCAGGGGCTCACCGGCTGAGTCGTACATCAGGTTGCCGGTGGCGTCACGCTTGTGCACCATGACCACTTCATGGGTGCGGTGCGCGAGTTCATTGATCTCCTCTGCGAGCAGGGCATACCCCCTCGCGCGCGCATGCGTGTACTGCTCCTTGAGGGAGGGGTCTCTCTCCACCCAGCCCAAGAACGTACTAGCCGAGGGCGCACCCTGCACGGCCTCACATGCTTGATAAAGCGACAGCCCGCGCTCAAGCTCCGTACACACCTGAGCCGCCAACACGTCCTTTGCCGCCTTCGGTACAATGGTGCGGGTCTTTTTGACAGCGGGCGTTGCAGCCAGCTTCGTTTTTGTTTCTTTGGTCATGCTGAGAATTTTACACCTGTTTTTGAATTCTTGAGGTTAATCGTTCGGCTCTTCGAGAGGGGTAACCGAACGAACGATTAAAACCTAATAACCGTGAGGGTTCCAGAGGGGGTTGAAAAGTGACCGAACGATTAACCGAACGATTACCCGTTTGAACCATTCAGATCGACTACGGAGAGAGGCTGAAGCGCCCTCTCCTCCGTCCATCGAATCGTTTTTGGGTATGGCAAAACACCAATCGTTCGTTCGGCCTGATCGTTCGAACCATTACCCGAACCATTACCCACACGATTAAAACTTTAGTGGCCACCCCCTAACGCCGACTGACTGGTTTTCATCTTTTCAAAGCTGTCCACCAGTTGACGCAACTGGCTCAAGGTGTACTCCCCCTCAGGCAACCACAACCATGGCTCAGGGTTGTGGTCACGTTGGTGCTTCTGAGCACGAGAGATGGCCTCGAATGCTTCGTTTTCTTCTGGAGTGGGGTTGGTGTCGGTGGTCATTATTTGTTCCTTAAAAGTGCGGCTCGGTCAAGGTTGCGGACGGTTTGTTCAAGCTGTCTTATGCGGGCTTGCAGTTCGCTTATCTGAGTCGCTTGGGCTTTGATTATTGCCTCCGGACTGCGGTGCGGAACCGTGAGCCCGATGGGTTTCCTGTTGTTCATGTTGTGCTTTCTTACCCCAGATGAGGTCATAGTTGGAGCTGTAGCTCTCGTAATTGGTAGGACGGCGTCCGTCGCCTTTACCGGCTTCACGTGCCATGGTGTTTCTCCTTGAGGGCTTTAATCTGGTCATCCCAGCGTAACGCCGTCCGGCCTCTCCACTTCTCTAGCTTCTGCGCTAGGAAGTTCTCGTTACCTTTGAACAACCGTGTGTTCAGCGCCATACTCGCCACAACTTCCATGTCAGCGGCTTGCTCACAGGCTTTGTGCATCTTCTGCTCACACCCACCAATCGCGGAGTTGATAATGCTGCGCATCATGTTCGGGTCTTGGCTTCTGCTCGCGACTTCGCTCAAGAACTTTAAGTCTTCCGGTGTCATTTTGGCTCCCTCAGTAATTTAGGCAACGGTGCCCAGTGTGTATAGAATGTCTCTTTGCCTTGGTACGTGCCGTACATTGCCACCCCGCCTTGCCCGAGCAGTTGAACCTTAGCCCCGCGCGGACAGGTGCTGATGGGCTGCCAGAAGTAGTTATGGTCTACCGCCGCCGCCCCTGTGCTGTCAAGCTGAGTGGTCATTTCTCGCTCCTAGCTGCCGCAAAAATAGTGTGGCCACAACGGGCGCAGCACCACCAGTAGTCCTTAGGGTTGCGGTACTTGATGCCGAACAGGGTCGGCTCGTAACGATGTTTGCAGGTCATGTGTTTTCCAATTTCTTCATCATCTTTTGAGCAGCTTCTGACTCTAGGCAGACAAGCTCCAAAATTTCGTACAACTCGACGCATCTGTTTTGCCAAGCAATAGCGTTGTGAAGCGCCTTTAAAAACAACTCACGGTCTGTCATGTGTTCTTCTCCTTGAGTTCGGCTTCAATAGCTTTTGCTAAGTCCAAAGTTGCGCTAACCGTAGCTTGTCCCCACCCGTTAAAGACTGCAAGTTCAACGCGTCTTTCATCCGTCAGCCCAACCCATGTGCGTTGTTGTGGTGTGGTGTAGAGAGGGACTGTGTAATAGTCAGTCCAATTAGGAATTAAGCCGACATCCTCAGCCGAAGTAAAACTGTCCATGGTTGGCCACATATACGCCACAGGCTCTTGCTTGGGCTGTGCTACTAATTGAGCTTGTAATTCTGCAATTTGTCTTTCCTGAATGTGTGTTTTTTGAATCAACACTTGGCATAAATCATCGGTATGTTTATCTACCTTTGGTTGTTGTGGTGTGGTGTAGTAAGCCGTAGGTAGCTCATTGTTTGGGCCACCTGCTGCCCACGGGGTGTAGCAAATATGGACGCAACAATCGTTTTTATCCATGAATCCATGAAAAGCAGGCTCACCGTACCCTTGCTTAGCGCTACCGTCAGTAACGCCGGTTGCTACTTGCTTTTGTTGTTCTTGCCAGTTACTCATACCCCGAACCTACCTTTCTCAATTGCATTGACCACGTCCTCGTCGACGCGAACATAGTGATTAGCGCGCCCCTTGGGGCTCTCAAGTTCAACCCGTACGACTGAGCCGTCGTTGATCATCGAGGTCATGGCGCGCTCCTTGCGGTCTTGGCTCGCCTTGACCCCGCCCTTAGCCACCGGCATGCGTTCGTAGTGTGAACGCGAGTGGCCTGGATCCTTGCGGATCAGCTCCAGCAACTCATCACACATCGCGTTCCAGCTGTCCTGCTCACGGGCCTCCTTGCGGTCTTCCTTGAGCTGGGCGCGTTCGCCCTGCTTGAGCGGGCGGGCCACCGAGTGGCTGAACCAGACGTCCTTGTCAAACCCGAGCACATCTTTGTGGCGCTCCTTGTTGGTGACGAGGTCAAAGGTCAACTCGCTGAACGCCGTAGGGAAGCGCACCTTAGCCACCTTGAGCACACGGGGCGCGTCCTCGCTGTCGCCGTCTTTGAAGACGGTGTACACACCCTGCGCATCACCCGTCCACGCTGACGCACCGCGAGGTGAGAGCGAGTCGGTTTCCATCATCCCGTTGATCTTGGCAGCATGGGCTACGATGATGATCGGGAAGGCGGCGAACGCCTGCTTGATGTAGGCCATAGCGCGGCCCACCTCAGCGTTGTCGTTCTCATTCTCAAGGTCAAACACGGCGTTGGCAGTGTCAAACACGACGAGCGGTAGCGCGGGGAACACGCCCCCGTCTGCGGTCTCGTTGTCAACCACCCAGTGACGGTACTCCTCGGCAACTTCGGCCACGACCTTCGGGTCTAGGCGGTGAGCGGGGATAACCCGAACACGGTCTTCAAAGTCGTGCGTACTCATTCCGGTGTAACCCCAAGAGTACAACGAGTAGATGACGCGCTGAACCTGCACTACGGACTCGGTAATGATGATGACGTTGCGGCGCACCTTGGGCATCAGGGGGTAGTCACTGGGGCACAGGTGAGCAGTGGCTAAGGCCATCGGCACAATCAGCGTGGTCTTACCCACACCAGGAGCCCCAGCAACCACGTTCACGCCGGTGCTCATGTAGTCGTCGTAGATGTATTCAAACATCGTGACCGTTGACGCGCCGCTCTCCTTAGCGTTACCCAGCGACAGCGGATGCTTCTCTTTGGGTTCGGTTGAGCTGGCGGTTGTGGTCTTGTTGTTGCCCTTCCAACCGTTGTCAATCGCCATGCGGAAGATTGAGCGGTAGGTAATTGAGTGCGGGGCGCTAATGTCGCGTTCCCACTTGCGGCGCTGCGCAGATGCGTCAAACTTGTCAGAGCGCGCGGCCCACTCAGTCCATACCTTGTAGCCGTTCTCGCCGTAAGGCTTAAGCACCATACCCACGTTGACCCACGTTGTGTAGTCATCAAAGTCCACGTGCTCAAGGGCGGAGCGGAGATCGTCAAACGTCTGCGCAGTAGCCACCGGCACACCGCCACGCTCGGTGAGCGAGTAGTCAACCGGCGCGCGAGCCTTGCTAGCAATCAGGTGCGGCAGGGGTGAAGGTTGAGCGGGGGTGGACTTACTCAAAGGCGAGCGCCCCGCTTCCCATTGGTAAACACCTGACGGGCCGGAGGTAGGCGCGACGCAGATATAACCATGATGCTTGAGGTCAAGCCCCGCGCCCAGAGTTCCTGGATAGCTCAGGGTTGAGTCTGCACTGAACAACCGATGCTCCCCGCCGCCTTGCGTTACCGCTGTGCAGTCGGAGTGCAACACACCATGCTCAGCCTCAAGCGCGCGGAGCGACTCATCACCACCGTTTTGCGGGTCAATGTCCAGCGCCAGCAGCCCTGAGGTAGACAACTCAATGCCGATACCGGCGTCAGGGTCAGTGGCCCACCAGTCACGGATGGTCGCCTCGTCAGTCGTAGCATCATGATGACCGTGGGGTACGAGGTCGGACTGCGGATGCTTGCCCGCCTTATGCCCCTTCTCGTGGTTAGGGCGGCCACAGCGACATTGACCGTGATCGTCTACTGACCATACGGGCAACACGTTCCAGCCGAGCTTTGCGTAGGCGAGGGCGTAGTCAAGAGGGGTTGGGCCTTTGCTCACCGAGACGTCCCACATGTGATTCTTATTCTTCGTCGCCACCGTCTGCCTCCTCTACCGCCGCATTTTTGTCTTGATAAGGCCGCACGGGGAACAGCGCGCACGTGATGACCGTACACACCTTGATCTCTTCACGCTGGTAGCCACAGCACTGCAAGCACTTGACTCGGATAGCTGTGCTGCGGGTGATTTGCCCGAGCAATGCGCGCTGAGTGGCCAGCTTGTGTTTGTCGGGAACGCTTTGTTCGACGTAAGCGTCGATCTTCTTGCGGTCATCGGTTTGCACCGCCCGTTCGGGCTTGATGCGGTTCTTACGTAGCAGGTTTGTCATTTTTATTCCTGTGGTTGTTGAAAGTGTTCCGCCGTGACGTTCCAGTACTTACCTGACTTGCGTGCGGTGAGGTAAAGCGGCATGTGTGAGCCACGCACTTGCCACTGGAGCGTTCCGGCGAGGGCTGGCAAGTTTACTGCCAGTTTGCGGTTTTTGAAAAACAAGTGGTCGCCCGCCTTGGGGTTCTCGGTATTCACGAACAGGGTAGCATCAATGCGCGCACCCTCAGGAGTCGTACATGCGTATTGAACCATGAGCACAGGTTTGTTAGGGTCACGGCGGGTCTTTATGGGCACTGCGCTCACCCCGTGAACCTCAACGGTCAGGGTAGCGCCGTCCTTAGCCTGCTCACCGGTCATGGGGTCGAGCGGGATCATCGAACGGACTCCTGGCAGCACCTTGCGCTTAGGCTTACGCTCTGCCGGAGCAGCCATGATAGGGTCGCCGGCAACGCCGTTCTTCTCACGGACGTAGGTCTCAAGCATGTCAACACCGCCAAGGCGTTGCAGGTTGCCGACGAAGTCCAGTAGCAGGCAGTTCTTCTTCGACTCGTGCAGGCGGGTTCCGCGCCCCATGATTTGTACCCACAGGTTTGAGCTGACCGTGGGGCGCAGGCAGACGATACAGTCCAGCGCGGGGAAGTCAAAGCCGGTGGTAATTGTGTCAACGGAGCACAGGAAGTGAATCTCACCGCTCTTGAACCGGCGGAGCGTGTCATCACGGTCACGCTTGTGCATTGCGCCGGTCAGTATCGCCGTGGGGCGGCCCGTGACGCGCCCAATGGTAGCCGCAGCGCGCATAGCCCCGTTCACAGTCGGGCAGTACACCGCGCCGTGTTTACGGTTACGGGCGAAGGTGAGCAGTGACTTAGCTACTCCCTCGAGCCAGTTGGCATCTTGAAGCTCGTTCACTTCGTCCATCACGAAGTCATCATTCACCGTGACGTCATCTAGCTCAAGCTGCAGTTCAGTCTCAACGCCGACTAGCGGGGCGAGGTATCCGTCCTCAACCGCTTGAGGCACAGTGTAAGTGTAAGCGAGGTGATTGAACCAGAACCGCTCAGAGTCATCGCCGTAGATGAGACCATTGTCAGTGCGCCAAGGGGTGGCGGTCATCGCTAGGCGGGCGGCATCAGGGTAACGAGTAAAGATGCGCCCGTACATACCCAACTCGCCCGTCTGGTGCGGGACTCGGTGTGCCTCGTCAATGATGATGAGTTCCGGCGGCGGTAGCTCACCGCGCAGCGCGGGGTTGATGATTGACTGAATGGTAGCGAAGATCACCGGCGCGTCAAAGTCAGCGCGGTTCAGCCCTGAGCAGACGATACCGGCTTGGCAGCCTGTATGACGGTAATACGTTTCAGCGTTCTGCTTGACCAGCTCTTGAACATGGGTCAGGATCCAAACCGACCCAGACCATATGTTAGTTGCCACGTCAGCAATGATGAGAGACTTACCCGTACCGGTGGCGAGTTGAAGCACTGGGTGCTTACCGGCGCTGATACTATCTAGCGCGGCCTGTGCCGCTGCTTCTTGGTAATATCTGAGTTCCATTCATGCTCCAAGTTATTGAGTTATAGGGTGTTGGTGCTGCGATTCAGATGCCTACGATTCGAACGTAAGTGCCTACATCTTTAAGTGCGCGGGGCGTCGACTCCCTTTGCACCTGCTGGCCAGCATTCGCTGATATGTGCGCTAACACACATCACACCAACACGTTTATTTTAGGCAACTTTTTGTGTGGTCGTGATTGTTTTTTCAAATCACGTTCAGGAAGTTGGTTCAAAAATACAATGGAAATATTTTGGCGAGGGGGTTGTTTTGTTGAATTTTTTGAGGCAAAATTCAATACGTTGGTTCAGCAATGAATGAACAATGAATAACTTAATAACTGGAGTAACTATGAAAACCATCAACGTCAAATCCGCCACCACCCGTGAACTGGTTGAGTTCTACAACGCTCATTCAGGCTGCGACCCGATCAAGAAATTCAGCGACCGTCGCAACGCTGAAAAGAGAGTTGAGAAACTCATGGCGGAGCGTCAGTTCAAAGCCCCCTCACCCCTCGTTGACAATCAACACTGCCCAGTGTGCAATAGTGCTGATTTGTACTTCGGCAAATTGGTCAGAGAGCAACTGGTTGACGAAGAACACATCGTCACCTGCCGCTCATGCGGTTACACCGTTGACTGGCGCAAGAGCAAAAACGCCAAGCCGGTCACCAAGGTCGGCCCCCGCCCCGCTATGAAGCAGTCCTTGAAGCTCGACCGCCGCATCCTTCACTTTGAAACCGGCACCGTCTACGCTAACGCTTGTCAAGTGTGGAAGGCTAACCTCGTCACCAGCTCACAAGGTGATCGTCTGTCGGCTACGCTCTACGGCGCTGCCAAGCGCGGTGAGTACCCCATGTTGACCGTCAATGGCCAAAACTTTAAACTGGTGACGGGCGGTGCAAAATGAGCTACGACACTAACCCTTACGTGTTGATGTGCCGCAGCAAGTACCTGCACCTGAACGATCCACGTTGCTACAACGGCGCGTACTTTGATGCTGAAATGATGTGGAGCAGCTGGCAGGTGCTTGACCGCCTTGTTGACCGAGAAACCGCTGACCGTAAGCTGAAGTTCTGGCGCGAGCTGAATGACTACGCTGTGAGCCAGCGAGGTGAAGACTCTCGCCGTGAGTTCAAGATTGTTGAGCAGGAAGAGGTGACAGCATGAGTAACTGGCCCTTCCCGCCCATCACCGGCCCCGTGCCTTGGACTAACAAACAGAAGAGCGAGTACGCTCGTCAGCAACGCGAACAGCAAGAGGAGTCACCGTTATGAGCAAGCAAACCCGAGTCCGTTGGACTGGTGAAGAGCGCACGTTGATCGTGCAGCGTATGGTTCAACTGTTGAACAAATCCGGTAGGAACTATTCAAAAGCCGGTTTAGCCTTGTTGGCTCAAGAGGCTCTGCCCGCCAATCGCCGCCGTAAGATCTTTACCCCTAAAGAACTCAAAGACATGAACGCCAAGGCTCACACCTTAGCAGCTGAAGCAATCAAGCCGATGATCCGTGAGGCTGAGGCCGCCGTGGTTGAGCATGCGGTCATTCCTCAGCGTGACGAGCTGGCAACCCTGCTTGAGTCGTTGATTGACAAGATCGCTGATAAGGTGGCCGAGCGCCTCGCAGCGCAGCTCCAAGTGCACGTCAACACAACGACCACAACACACAGCGAGCACCGCCCTCGCCACAACCCTCAGCCACCTTGCAACGCTCCCCGTGAGCCTAAGGTCGGTGTGCTAATCTTAGGTATGCAACCTCATCAGGGTAACATCCTTAAGCAGGAGTTCCCGATGCTTGACATCACCTGTTACGACTCTGACGAGGCCCGCACCAAGCAGGTCATCATGCGCAAGCACACCATCGGTATGACCCGCTTCTTGAGCCACCAAGTTGAAGACCGTTACCGCAAGTGCCCCCGCTATCATCGCCACGCTACCGGCGTGTCTGAGCTGAAGACCCTGTTGAAACAAATTGCCGAAGGAACCGTATGAGTACGAACCACATTGAGGCCCGAGGCCGCACCATGTACTGCACCCGCTGTGAGTGCGCTGCGACTGTTAAAATGCCCGCCAACATTGACAACATCATCAAGCAGATGGACGACTTCCGTGATACGCATGAGAAATGCCCGCCCCGCGCTAGCGAGGCAGAGATGTCTGAGTACATTAGGGGTTTTGATGCCGGTTGCGAGCACCTGATGCGTGAGATAGAATTATTCAACAACCGAGCACCCCTGCAACCTGCGTTGGTTCCGGAAGTGCTGAAACACCTGCGTAAAGGCTTGAAATGACACAATCAATTTTCCCCGTCCTCGCACTTGACCGCGCTCAGGTGCAATGGGAGCAACACCTCGGGGACCTCACCCCGTGGGAGAACCGCGACGGTATCTGGTTCAAACGTGAGGACTACTTCGCGCCCCTCGGCTACGGCGGCCCTAACGGGTCTAAGATGCGCCAGCTCATTTGGTACATGAACCGCTACCGTGAGGGCAAGACTCACGTGCTGACCGGCGCGAGCATTCAGAGCCCACAGCTCAGTATGTCCGCCATCGTCGGCGCGCACTTCGGCCTCAAGTGCCGTCAGGTGGTCTACAGCAAGCCGCATACGGTGCTGACGCATGAGAACCCGAGTATCTCAGCCGGTTTCGGCGCTGTGTTTGAGTACGTGAACGGGCCGTACAACCCCATCATCCAACGGCGCGTGGTTGACCTGACTCAGCCCACCTCACTGGTGGTTGAGTACGGCATCACGGTGCCGCACAAGACGCGCCCCGCTGAAGATGTGTTGAAGTTTCATGAGGTCGGCGCTAACCAGATTCGCAACTTGCCCGCTGAGGTGAAGACGCTGATCGTACCTGCCGGCTCATGCAACTCGCTTTGCAGCATGTTGTTAGGTCTCAGCCGAGACTCCAAGAACCTGAACCGCCTGCGCATCGTGGGTATCGGCCCTGACAAGCGTAAGTGGGTGCGTGAGCGTATGGTGATTATGGGGGTTGACATTGACCGCCTGCCGTTCGTCACCGAGTACCACAGCCTGCACGACACCGGCTTCAGCAAGTACAGCGACAAGTTCAAAGGTGAAAACCACTCCGGTATCAATTTTCACCCCACGTATGAGGCCAAAATTTGGCGTTACCTGCGTGAGTCGGCCTCGCTTTACGCTGATGACAAGACTGGGTTCTGGATCGTCGGTAGCGCGCCTAATCCCGCAATCGTGAAGCCGTTCTACACTAACACAGGAGCCGCCTGATGTTTAACCGTATTTACACAATCATCAAGCGTCGAGTCAAGCGCAAGCTAACCGTTGTCATCTACAAGAAGCCCAAGATCGTGCGTGCCTCAACGCTTGAGCGCGCCCAACACTACGTTGACAACCACGGCTGCCCGACGACACGATGCTTCCCTCGCACCACGGACGATGCGTTCCGCCACTTGGGTGACGGCATGGAGACGTTCTTCCCCCCTGAGCAACGCTGGCAAGACAAAGCAATGTTTGCCGTTGGCGTTTGCTGCTGGATCGCCCTTGGCATTTTTTACTGGAGATACCTATGAACATACATCAATGCCAAAAATGGGCAGAAACAAACGGCTTTGACGGGGCTGAGTTTTATGCAGACTTTCCAGCAGGTAGGAAAAAGTGCAAGTGGCTTGATGCGTACTTTGGGATGTTTGAGATTCCTGGGGTAACAGACGGTTTCCTTATGGTCAGCCAAATAGACGAAATGTTTCCAAATCTTTCTTGTGAACCGATTGAGGGTAAAAATGAACAAATTCTTTAAAGACGTAGTTAGCCTGCTTTACTGGCTCTTTCCCTTCATCTGCACCTGCGCGTTTGCGTACGTGTTCGGCGCGTTCATCGAGTGGTCACGCGACCCCGCTGACTGGGCTTGGCAGGCGCGTTTCTGCGCCGTTATCTTTGGTGTCTCGCTCGGGTTCGCGGTTGACCGCCGCCTTGAGTTCAACGTGCGGGACTGAGATGGAAGCTGTTGAAAATATCGTATTGATGGCGCTACTCATGGCGCTCGGTGTCAGCGTCACTGTCGCGGTGCTGATTGGTTTCTTATATCACTTGGAGGCTCAGAATGATTGACTACCGCCTGCCGGAGAAGCGTGAGGAGTACTTCACCGCGCTCTACAAGATGAACCTCGAGTACGGCGTCATGCCTGGACTCGTGTACTTGTACATGCCCGCCTTGGCAAAGGCTAACGGCTGGGACGCTGAGCAGAAGCTCTGGTTCGCGTTCCTGAACGGGTTGACTCAGAACCCTATCACCTCGTTGCGTATGTTCCAACGCCTGTCAGAGTGTCCGCCCGAAGGCGCACCCCTCACTGGCTTTGAGCAGTGGTTCAACGACAACTGGGAGACCTTGCAATTTGACACCGACCGCCGGTATCAAAAGAAGGACACCCTGCCCGCTATCCGCCAGTACGCAAAGCTCGTCAAGCAATACGGCTCGCAGGAGCAAATGCTCACCGGCGCTTACGCTGATCTGTGGAAGTTGGTTCGTGAGAACTACTACACGTTCGGTCGCCTGAGTTCCTTCAGCTACCTCGAGTACGTACACATCATGGGGTTCGGTGATGACTGTGACGACTTGATCTTCAGCGACAAGTCGGGCAGCAAGTCACACCGTAACGGTATGTTGTTCCTCATCGGCAAAGACGACTTGGTGTGGGACAAGCGCCTGCCTAACGGTCAAGACGGCAACTACAACAACTTCAAGATGATGTGCGGGTTCTTAGCCTCTAGCGCAGATGCGCACATTGAGAAGTTCAAAGCCCTGAACCCTGACGTACCTAATGTGGGTCGGTTCACCTTTGAGTCTAACCTGTGTACGTTCAAGAATCACTTCTTCGGTCGTCGCTATCCAGGAGTCTACGCCGACATGGCACAAGACCGTATTGAGTGGGCAGACGAGCGCGGGCAGCAGGAACACACCGAGGTGTTCAAAGGTATGCGCGCGGGGCTGTTGCCTGAGTGGTTGCGTCGTGAGTGCTCACCGGCCTCAGTAAAGTCGGTTGGCGCTTTGTTCCCTGAAACGGGTGTCCCTTATCGTGCGGAGTACTTCTTATGAATCCAACCCCTCGTTTGCGCTTTGTTGAGCGCGGTGTAATAGAACACGAAAGCCCTGACGGAACGGTCACGGTGGTGCGTAAGGTTCGCATCCTGCAGCAGTGGTTTGCGTACGACATCGAATACCCGATGACTAAAGGTGAATGGAAGGATGTACCATGCGAAACCGAACAATGACCGAACGCTCACGCCAAGCTGCAATCCGCCGCTTGAGCAAGTACCCTCTCGGCGGTGACAACTTCGGCTGGCACAAGTACTACGCTGAACGGTTCAACAAGACAGGTCGCCCTGACTGCGCCCATCTGGCGATTTGGTACTTGTTGCTACATCTTGCGTTAGGAGAAGAACAATGAAGTTGTCACGGTATAGAATCATCAAAGACAGCTACGCAGGGTTCGAAGTTCAGAAGTGGCGGTTGTGGTGGCCGTTTTGGATGCAATGTCACACGGGTCTTACACTGTGCAACACTCATGACAGTCTTGAAAAGGCTTTGGCTTTTGTCGAATGGCATAAGGCCGGCAAAGAAGTTTGGAGGGAACAATGAATTTTCAAATCGTAAACATTCGCGGCTGTAACGGCTCAGGCAAGACCACAATCGTGCGCCGGTTCCTTGATCGCCTGCACACCGTCAAGCTCGGCCCTAACCAGAGCAAGCCTTGGGGCTATAGTGTTGACGCCTCTGCTTGGGGTATCCAGACCCCGATCATGGTCATCGGCTCGTATGAGAACACCTGTGGTGGTACTGATGGTATTAGCACTCAGGAAGAGATCGCTGACCGCGTGGTTAGGGCTCGTGACTACGGACATGTGCTGGTTGAAGGTTTGCTCATGAGCAAAAGTTCCGCTGGTGGTCACGTAGCTCCGATCCTAAAAGACTACGGCGCTATCTTCGGGTTCCTTGACACGCCTTGGGATGTCTGCTTGCAGCGCGTGCTTGACCGCCGTAAGGCCGCCGGCAACGACAAGCCGTTCGACCCCGAGAAGACCATGCGCTCGGCCTATGAACAATGTCACCGCTCGGCTGAGCTGTTGACTCAAGCCGGTGGGTATGATGTCCGCTGGATCGACCACCTGAACGCCGTCGGAACCGTCGTGCAATATTTGAAAGATGCTGAAGTATGAAAGTTAAATTTAGCGGTTGGCCTTGGCAGCCGGTTTATGATCATTGGTCCACCGGCCTCGACAAGACGGCTGGCGAAAAGTGGGGTTGGAACCCGTTCAAAGTTAAAGGTGCTGGTCGCTTCGGCGGTTGGTGGGCGTTCAAGTTCGGAATCACAATCTCGAGCAGTCTGCGGGACGTTATCATCGACCTAGGAATAGGTTCAATCCGCATCACTGGAGAACGTAAATGATTGATGTCTGCCCGTACAAGCGCCCTGACGAGCGCACCGTGACCTCGCTTGAGGGGTTGCTGTACTTCGTCTGGGAACGTGAAGCCGTTCGAGTCGCCAAAGAGGGCGGCTGGCCGGTTGACTCACTCACCAATGACCCTGTACTCAAGAAGTACAAGTTCACCAATATTCGCCGCCGTGATGATCGTGTCTCTCAGTGGGTCATTGATCACTTGATTGAGCCTCACTACGATGACAGCAGTTTGTGGTTTACGTTGCTCATCGCGCGCCTAATCAACTGGCCCCCGACCTTGCAGGCGTTGATGCATGAACGCGTCATCCCTTGCGGCCCTTACGAGTTTGACGCTGAGTTGTTCTCAGTGACGATTGAGGCGCTCAAGGGTGACGGAGCTAAGGTCTACTCGGGCGCTTACATGGTCTACCCGACCAAGATGGACGTGGGGGGTAACAAGTCTTCCGCGATCGCCACGCATATCATCGGGGACGTCATCAAACACTCGGATGATATCCACTCGGCGCTCTGGTATTGCCAGCCCACGGTGGCGGGGTTTGTCGAGGCGCTCTCTAAATGTTTTGGCCTGAGCACTTTTATGGCGGGCCAAGTGGCTGCTGATTTGACATATTGCCCTCACCTGAGTGGGGCGGCTGATTTGTTCACCTACGCGCCAATCGGCCCAGGAAGCTCTCGCGGTCTGAACTACTTGAAGGGCCGCCGCCCGTTTGCGAGCTGGGGTCAGGCGGACTTCAACAAGGCGCTCATCGAGGTGCGCGAGGCGATTGAAGAGCGCCTTGACATACAAGACATGACGCTACATGATGTGCAAAACGTTATGTGCGAATTCAGCAAGTATTGCCGCTGTGTCCTGAATGAGGGCGTCCCTAAAACTATCTACAAACCCGAGGAGTTGTTCTAAATGGAAATTACTGTACGCAACGTGAATCAGGCTTTTGGTGAGGTCTTCTGGAAGATGAAGGCGCTCGGGCTCAAGCCTGAAAACACCCGTAACGGCCCCGCGCTCGTGTTCCCTGAGCCGGTCATCACCACCTACCGCTACCCGCAGGAGCGAGTGTTGTTCCACAAGGGGCGCGATGCGAACCCGATATTCCATCTGATGGAGTCGATCTGGATGCTAGCGGGCCGCCGTGACGTGCAGTTCCTGCAGCACTTCAACAGCACTATTGGCCAGTTCAGCGATGACGGCAAGGTGTTCAACGCTGCATACGGCTACCGCTGGCGTAGGCACTTCGGGTTTGACCAACTTGAGGAAGTCATCAAAGCCCTGCGCCGTGACCCTGAAACCCGTCAGGCCGTTATTCAGATGTGGGATCAAGATGACCTCGTCAAGCGTACTAAGGACAAGGCGTGTAACACACAGGTCGTCTTTGACACCCGTGGTAACAAACTGAACATGACCGTGTTCAACCGCTCTAATGACATCTGGTGGGGTGCCTACGGCGCTAACGCTGTGCACTTCAGTTTCCTGCAAGAGTTCGTCGCCTGCGCCATCGGTATGCGCTGTGGGGCTTACCGTCAGGTGAGTAACAATCTTCACTTGTACACTGAAGTCTACAACGCCACAAAGTATGTGGAATCACCCCCGAACCATGAAGACTTTGACCTGTATTCATCGGGTATCGTTCGCCCCACACCTATCATGCTCAACGGCGACTACAAGTCGTTCCTAGCTGACTGTGAGAAGTTCTGCTGCGATCCGTTCAATCAGTCAGCTGAGTACAAGAATCCGTTCTTCACGCATGTGGCGCAGCCGATGGCCATGGTCAGCCGCATTCGCAAGATCCGCGCCGGTGACGGCACAGGCTTCGCTGCTAAGATCCGCGCTCAAGACTGGAAGCGCGCGGTGTTCGATTGGATCCACAAGCGCGAATTGCTTAGGGCCGAGAAAGAGTAAATCATGAATACCGGCGCGATTTGAAAATACAATCGCGCTGGTGTTAAATCTGAGGCTAAAATTCAACTCATGCTGACGGACAAGTAGGTTTGAAGCCAGTAGCGAACACGAGTAACCCCTAGGGGTGAAGGGCTAGTAGTGAAGACGATGAAATCCGAACCTCCTAAATGCATGTCGTGCAGACGTAAAGGCTGACGCCTCGGAAAGACGAGGGCTTATAACTGAATAACTGGAGTAACTTGATGAAATTTGACACCTCTGAACTTTTGAAGATCTTGGCGCACTTGTCCCTTGAGGGTGAGACGTTTGAGATTTGCCGCGCGGCGCTCAAACTTCAAGTCGCCCTGCAAGCTGCTCAGCGCGGTTGACCGTATAACTTGATAACTGGAGTAACTTGAATGCGACACACCCTTGAATTTATTATGGCCGGCAGTGAGGTCAAGCGGTATCACACCGTGCGCACACTGACGACCGAAACCGTGGGGCACCACTCTCACGGCGTGGCAATGCTTTGCCTGTTGTTGAAGCCTGCCGCCTCTGAAAACCTGTTAAAAGCCGCGCTGTATCATGACCTCGCCGAGTGCATCACAGGTGACATTCCTTCCCCTGCTAAGCGCCTTTACGGTATCGGTACTCAAGTCAGTGATCTTGAAGACAAGTTACTGGCTGACCACGGTTTGCAGATGCCGAAACTTTGGCCCGCTGAGAAACGCATCCTCAAACTGGCTGACATCGCTCAAGGTGCGTTGTTCTGCACCCGTGAGGTCGAGCTGGGCAACCGCAAAATGAGCCTCATCTACGCTCGCTATATCTCTTACGCTGAGGACATGATCCTCGTTGGGCGCGAGCGCGAACTCTTCGATTTCATCAACACTAAATTTTTGGAGATCTTCAAATGACTGCAAACACTATGCAAATCGGCGGCAACCACTACCGCTCAGGTATCCAGCACTGGGACTTGATGGACGACTACCGTGTCGGCTATCTTGAGGCCGCCGCGACTAAGTACATCACCCGCTGGCGCAACAAAGACGGCGTCAAGGACTTGCAGAAGGCTTTGCACTTCGTCAAGAAACTCGCTGAGAAGCGTCAAGACGCGCCGCAGGTTGAGATCTCTGAGCGCATCCCTCAGGTGCCCCGTCAGGCTATCAACAAGTTCCTCGAGGCTAATCAGCTCACCGGCGACGATGCCGACATCATTAGCCACCTGCTCACTTGGCAGAGTACCGGTACTTTACACCTTGTTGCGGGTCGCATTCAGCAGGTCATCAACGGCGCTACGCCTGATGACGGCGCTGACGCCTCAATCGGTTACGTCAATCAGGATCGTTAATGCCTACTTTCGTGTTCGACATCGAGACACTCCCCAACTACACTCTGGTGTCCTTCAAGGACATCGAGTCGAAGGAGTATTTCCGCTTCCGCCGTAACGAGCCGGACGCAGTCGAGCGCCTGAAAGCCTTCCTCAACTCTGATGACACGTACATCGGGTTCAACAGCAACAGCTTTGACAACATCGTGCTGGCGGCCTTCCTAGCAGGGCGCACAACGATTGAGATCAAGCGCATAGCTGATGACCTGATTGTGAACCGTGTGTCACCTTGGCAGGCGTACACCAAATACTCCCTGCTGCGCCCTGCGATTGACACCATCGATTTGATTGAGGTTGCACCCTCATTTGTTGGCCTCAAAGCCTACGGCGCGCGTATGCATATGCCGCTGCTGCAGGACATGCCGATAGCTCACGACGAGTGGATCACTGAAGAGCAGCGCCCTATTGTTGACTCGTACTGCGACAACGACTTGGACACCACGGAAGAGCTGGTCAACCGGCTCGAGCCTGAGCTGATGCTCCGCATCGCGATGTCTAAGCAGTATGGCGTGGACATGCGTAGCAAGTCTGATGCGCAAATGGCTGAGCAGGCGTACATCACCTCGATGGGCCTGCAACGCCGTGACAACAAGATCCCTAAGACGATCACCTACACGCCGCCCGCCTTCCTGAAGTTTCAAGACGCCGAGCTGCAACACCTGCTTGAAAGGGTCTCCCGCCATGTCTTCGATATCAACCAAGCAACAGGACATGTTATCCTACCTGACTTTCTTGGCGGGGAAGTCATCAGCTTTGGGAGCGGAACCTATCAGCTCGGTGTTGGCGGCATCCATAGCACCCACGATAAGTCAGTTTGCTACGTTGCCGGCGGAGAAACAATCTGCGATATTGACGCAGCTAGCTTCTACCCGAGCATCATCCTTGAGTGCGGATTTGTACCTGCGAGCCTTGGAAAGCGGTTTGTCGATGAGTATCGTCAAATTTACGAGCGACGACTTGAAGCTAAGCGTACAGGAGATAAAGCAACCAATGAAACCCTGAAGATTTCGCTCAACGGCACGTTCGGCAAGCTCGCTTCTAAGTACTCTGTGTTGTACTCGCCTGACCTGATGCTCGCCGTTACGCTCACCGGCCAGTTCACATTGCTGATGCTGATTGAGTGGCTCGAAATCCTCGGGGCTACCACCCTTAGCGCCAACACTGACGGCATCGCGATCCGTTACGGAAACCACCTCGAGGCTGGCGTTCAGAAGGTGGTTAAGCGTTTCAGCGAGGTGTCTCGGTTTGAATTTGAGTTCACGCCGTACCGTGTACTGGCTATGAAAGACGTCAACAACTACATCGCGGTCAAACCTGACCGTAAACTGAAGGCGAAGGGAATCTATGCTCCACTCTCTCTTAAGAAAAACCCGACTGCTCAGGTGGCAGCGGATGCAGTGTCGGAATGGTTGGCAACGGGAACTCCGTTTCAAGATACGATTAAAGCTGCGCCTTTCACAGATTTTATCAGTGCGCGTAACGTCACGGGTGGCGGTGAGCAAAATGGCGTGCCCCTCGGTAAAGTTGTCCGGTGGTATCAATCGTCGGATGCTAGCCTACCGCCACTTAAGTACATTAAAAATGGCAACAAAGTACCAAAGACGGAAGGCGCGCGGGCGTGTATGACTTTGAAAGACAAGGTCACGCATCCCGCAGACCTTGACTACGAATGGTATCATAAAGAGGCAATCAAGATCGCACTCGCGGTTGGGTGTCACGCATACCTCACTGACGAACAGCTTAAACTTGTTGCCCCGCCCCCAAAGAAAACTCGAAAGAAGAAAACAGATGTCACAACATGAACTCGGTAACACTCGCACGGTCTACGTCGTGCAGGTGGACAACAATAAGGACTTGTCTGACGCCAAAAAGTATGGGGCGTTACGGGCAGTGTTTGCGAACCCACGCAAGCCTTATGACACAGACAGTATGGTCGCCAAGGCGCGCCATATTTTGAAGGATTGGCAAGAAGGCGACTTCTTGTTGATGATTGGAGACCCTGCGTTGTGTGCAATATGCACAGCGATCGTCTCTGACATGGTTGGTAAAGTAGACCTGCTCAGCTGGGATAGGAATACTTTTCAGTACGTACCGCAAGAGTGGTATTTTGACGGGGCGTAAGCCTCATAACTTAGAAAGTGAGAAAGTAAAATGGCAAATTGGATGGACAATCTTCGGGTCGGCAAGCAAGCCGTCCCACCCCGTATCTGCATTTATGGCGGACACGGTATCGGTAAGTCAACACTGGCAAGCCAGTTCCCCGCGCCCATCTTCATCAGCACCGAAGACGGCTTGGACTCGCTTGATGTGACCTCGTTCCCCCGCGCTAAAACGCTGACCGATGTGGTTGACAGCATCAAGACCCTGCTCAAAGAAGACCACGAGTTCAAGACTGTGGTGGTTGACTCGGTGGACTGGTTGATTGAGCCGCTGATTGTTGAGAGCGTTAACTCTAAGTATGACGACAAGGAACAATCGTTCGGCAAAGGTCAGATGTTCATCGCAGAGGAGTTCCGTGAGATCCTGCAAGGGCTTGACGCACTCCGCTTGAAAAAGGGTATGAATGTGGTGCTCATTGCTCACGCCGCTGTGGTCAAGTTTGAAGACCCCCGCACCGAGCCGTATGACCGCTATCAGCCTAAGCTGCCTAACCGCTGCAATGCGTTGTTGCAGGAGTGGGCCGATGTGCTGGCGTTCGCGGCCTTCAAAGTCATCATCAAGAAAGACGACTCAGGCTTTAACGCTAAGAAGACTCGCGGCACCACCAACGGTGACCGCCTGCTGCACTTTATTGAGACCCCAGCGTATGCGGCTAAGAACCGTTACGACTGCCCCGAGGACATCGAGATGACAATCGAGAACCTCGCCAAACTGATCCCTATCGCTCACTAATCCCCCCGCCATTTCAAAGGAGAAACAACATGGCTAAATTTGGTTTTGACACGTCTGAAGTCGACGTTAACGACATCCCTTCCGGTAACTACGACCCCATCCCTGATGGCGAGTACACGCTCGTTGCCTTGGACGCCGAAGAGAAAAGCACCGCCGCTGGTGGTGAGATGATCAAGGTTAAGTTCGAAGTCGTCGGCGGCGAACACAACGGTCGCTTCATCTGGCAGAACTTCAACGTGGTCAACAAGAGCGAGATGGCTCAAAAGATCGGTCGTCAACAGCTCGTGGCTTGGGCTACCGCCTGCGGCAAAGCAGACTGCGACGATACCGACAAGTTGATCGGCAAGAAGTTCCAAGCCGAGGTGGGTATTGAGAAGGGTACCGGCGGCTACAAAGACAGCAACCGTGTGCGCGCATTCTTGTTCGCTGCGGAAGAGAAGCCCGCTCGCGCCGCTGCAAAGGCCACCGCCCCCGCAAAGGCTGCTGCTCCTGCCGGTGAGAAGAAGGCAAATCCTTGGGACTAACCTGAGTTCGACCCCCTGCGCTTCCGATTAACCGGAGCTACAGACCCTGCGTAGGGGGTCACCCTCTAAACATGAAACATCTCATAGTCCTAACGCTGCTAGTGTTCGTATGTTATTTCGGTTGGTACTACCTACCGGAAGAAGCTAAGGACATTTTGCGTAAGTGGCGTGGTACGCATCTGTTCAAGGTGCTCATGCTGTTCTTACTCGTGTGGCTCGCGTTCATTACACAGGCCACTTTTGGTTCAGGAAAAATCTTCTAAGGAAACGAATATGAAAAAGCTATTGATCATCATAGCAGCTTTTTGGCTCACGGCGTGTTCTCAAATTGACACGGGTAATATCGGTGTGGAGTCTACGCTCGGGCAGGTCAAACATGAGACCATGCCTCCAGGGGTGTACTTCACGATGTTCAAGCGCGTGACTGAGGTCTCCGCTAAAGAGCTGCTGCTCAAGTTTGACGACATGAAGCCGCAGACGTCTGACAAGATCACGCTGTCTGACTTGGACGTGGACATCTACATCCAAATTGACCCTAGCAAGGCGGCTGACATCATGACCCGCTGGCCAGGAGACGTGACGTATGAGAAAGGTGAAGACGGCGCTCGTATCGGTATGAACTACGTTACCCGTCAAGCCCGTGAGAACATCTACAACACGGTGACTAAGTACGGCTCCGCTACGGTTCACACCGAGCGCACCGCTATCGCGGCTGACGTGGTTAAGCAGTTGCAGGCCGACCTTGATGAGTCCGCCGGCAAAGGTTGGTTCTTTGTTCGCTCGGCTAACGTGCGTAACCTCGTGACTGACCCTGCGCTTGAGAAGGCTATCATGGAAGCGGCTAACCGCCAGTTCCAGATCAACGCCAAGCAGAAAGAAGTCGAGCTGGCTAAGGCTGAAGCCGAGCGCATGCGTGTTGAGGCACAAGGTGTGGCTGACGCGATTCGCATCAAAGCCTCGGCGGTGTCTGCTCAAGGCGGGCAGCAGTTTGTTGACCTCGAGGCCATCAAGAAGTGGGACGGAAAGTTACCGCAGACAATGTCAGGTAACGCTACCCCGTTCATACACGTTAAATAAAAGACGTGGGAGCACCCCGACCTAAGCTGAGGCCGCTCACTCGGTAAAAGCCTGAATGCTGTCGAAACTCTGGGGGTGCGCCCCCAACCCTTCGGGGTTTGGGTTCATGAAATCAGGGGGCGAATTCAGGAACGAGCAAACTGTTCATAACTAAGAAAGACATAACATGGCAGCAATACCTAAAAGCCCTGAGCAGCAGATCATAGGCCGGATGTACCGTTCGTATGAGCTGGCTGAGGCGAGAAGCATTGTGGAGCGCGGAGGTATCTACCTAGGTAGACTCGGCGCTTCTAGTATCGGCAATGAGTGTATCCGTAGTATCTGGCTCGACTGGCGCGGCTACGCCCGTAAGGGGTTCAGCGGTCGAATGCTGCGCCTGTTCGGCACCGGCCACTTGCAGGAAGATCGCGTTGTAGCCGATTTGAAGGCCGCCGGTCTGCAGGTGTTTGAGAAAGACGCAGACGGCAAGCAATTTGAGTTCCTAGACCCCACCGGCCACCTCATCTGTAAAGTAGACGGCGTGATTAAAGGTGTGCCCGAGAGCGCCGAAAAGCCGCACAATCTTGAAATCAAGACCCATAACCAGACCAGCTTTAACGCTGTGGTCAAGCATGGTGTTGAGAAGCACAAGCCGATGCATTACGTTCAGATGCAGGTGGGTATGTGGCTCGGCGGATTCACCCGTTCGCTCTACGTGTCGCTCTGCAAGAACGACGAGCAGTATGACGTGCAACGTGTGCGCACTGACCGTAAGGTGCAGAAAGGTGTCGAGCAGAAGGTCATCAAGCTGGTAGAGGCCCGCATGCGCCCCGCCGGTATCAGCGACGACAAGACGAGTTTCACCTGCAAGTTCTGTGACATGGCGGACGTGTGCTACGGCGATGCTGAACCCTTGCGCCACTGCCGGACTTGTGTGAATTGCGCCCCGACTGAGAACGGCACTTGGACGTGCGAGCTGAAAGGCGAACACCTTGACATCAACCAACAGCGCGCAGGCTGTACACATTATGAGGTCTTATGAAAACCCCACACAAACACGCTGAACTCATCAAGGCTTGGGCTGATGGGGCAGAGATTCAATTAAAACTGAATGCGGTACAATGGGGGGATTGTGTAGACCCGTATTGGAACCCTGACCTCGAATACCGCATCAAGCCCGAACCAAATCCTGAGGTGATGTCTTACTACTATGTGGGTCTTGACGGAGACTTGTTGCGTTGGTCTGGTCTGAACAAACATGACGCACATTTACGACTTATCGTAGACACCAAGACTCTTAAAATAAAATCAGCAGAGGTGCTCCAATGATCACTATCGGAATTGACCCAGGACTCACAGGCGCTATCGGTGTGCTCAGAAGTGGCGTTTTCGTGGCCGTAGAGGACATGCCAACGGTTGCCAAGGGCTCGGGTAGTGTGAAGCGCGAAGTTGACCCCGCAGGGCTGTTTTCGCTGCTTCGTTCGCATGTGCCGCCGGTGGATGCAGTCAGCGTTGTGCTTGAGCGTGTGAACGCCATGCCAGGACAGGGAGTGAGTTCGGTGTTCAGCCTTGGGGACTCGTTCGGTACGGCGCGAGCCGTCATCGCGGCCCTCGGCTGGGAGCTGCACTACGTAGCGCCGGTGACTTGGAAAAAGAGCTTCGGCCTCGCCTCTGACAAGGAGATGAGCCGCGCCCTCGCAGTCCGCACTTTCCCCACCGCGCCGCTCAACTTGAAAAAACACAGTGACCGTGCTGAGTCCCTGCTCATGGCTCGCTGGCTTTACAACACGAGGTTCAAATGACTGATGACGAAGACGAGGGCAAAACCTGCCCCGTATGCAACAACCCTGACGTACCGGTCGTGACAACGCGAGTCAAGGGTAACGACGAAGTCGCCTTCGCGACCCGTGAGTACCGCTGTGACTGTTGTGACTGGCGTAGTGCGAGTTGGGAGGAAGAGGTATGAGTTTGTCAACTTACGATCATGAGAAAGGATGCTTTGTGCTCAAAGACACACGCCCCCCTGCTAACGCCTTCGACTGGCGCAGGTACAACGCAGAAGAGGCAGCCCGCAACGGTGGCCTCAACGTCAAGCAGATGAACACCGAAGCCAACAAGGGTAAAGGCGTAACGGCCTACCTTGAAAAGCGCCGCGAGACTAACCCCTCACACGGGACGTTCTTCGGTATTTCAGACAAAGAAGCCTCACCTCGAGTGGTGGGTAAGTTGGTTCGTAAATGACCAAGCTACCCCGCCTGCCTAGTCAAGTGGTCTTGTTAGGCTCAAAGGGGTACACCCCGAAACAGATGCGCGAATATGCGCTCAAAGCAATTGAAACCTACAAACTGGAGAAACAGAATGAAAAAGTTAGCAACCCTAGCGTTATTGTTGAGCATGGTTGGCTGCTCGACCGGAAACCATCAAGAACTGGTAATGGACAAGCGTCTCCAGCCGATGAGTCGTAACGAGACTATCGTTGCGGTTCGCGAGTGCGAGACTAACGGCCTGCGCGCCGTCATGATCTACGGCAAACGTCAAATCAACGGCTACAGCGCCGAAGTCGTGATCGAAGTGTCTTGCGCCCCTAAATGGTGACCTCATGTTGTACCAACAAAAAGTCGTAAGCCGTAACGCAGGTGTGAACCGTGTGGCTAGGGCGATAGCGCAGAGCCGACTCAAATCCTCCGTGCTAGACCAGAAGATCATGCTCTACATGACCGATGACGGTGAGGAGTGTTTGGACATCTGCACCGGCGTAGGTATGACGCTGTCAATCTTGGGTTACGCCTCTGAGCTAGACCCCAAGATCAGGAAGAACGACTTGCAGGTGCGCATACTGCGCGGGGGTTTGTCCGCCCTCGCACAGATGTCAGAGACTAACAGCTTTGACCGCAACAACTTGGTCTCTATTGACAAGGCGCTTGATGCCGCCGTAGACCTGAACGCCCGCCTCAGCCCTGATGCGGTTAATCAGGCGTGGCTCAGAATAACCACGGCGGGGGCTTGAGTGCCTTGGGGTTACATACGCAAGCTGTTAGGCTCAGGGCTCCACTGGGGTAAGACTCAAGAGGAGCTACAGACCGCTATTGCTCAGGCCGAACGGGACGGTATGCCCAAGGCCGCCGAGCATATACGAATCATCTTGCGGCTACGCAACAAGGTGATGATGGAAAAAGAAAACCCCGCACAAGGCGGGGCTGTAAAGTGACACCTGCAAAAGTGTAGGTGTTATTTTACGTCTTTTTTGTTCAACTCAGCCTCGATGTCAGCCTCAATGTCGGGGCCAGCTGTCGGGGCTGCTTCGCTTTCAAGTTGCACGTCTTTTTCCATGTCTGCCTGAGGAGCCGAGCCCTCGGGTGACGGGAAGATCGCCGTCGCAGTGCCGGTGGTGGCCGCGCCCTCGGTAGCTGAAGCCTTGACCGCCTTGGGGATAGCGGCTGCGGCCTGTTCGTCAAGCATCTTAACGACTGCGGCAACTTCGTGCGGGTCTTTTGACATAAGCATGTCGGCCAACTTGGCTGATGTCTTCTCGGTCATCTGCCCTTTGCGCAGGCCGCTCACCACGGCGTTGGCGAGCGAACTCTTCCAACCACCGGTGATAGCGCCCATCATCGCATCACCAATACCCGAGCCGTCTTCAAGGCTCTCACGCATCTGCATACGCTTACCCGTAGGGCTACCGCCGAGGATCTTGCTTGACTGGTTGAACAGCTGTGCCTCGCGCTCAAGAGCGTTCTTGAACAACTCAAACTGGGCAGGGTTGTCAAACAACGGCTGCAGCTTGGCTTGCATCTCGGGTGAACCAATCACACGTTGAGCAGCATTGAAGTTGCCTGACGGTTTCATGATCTTGTCATACAAATCACGCGCCACGCCGGTGCGGAACGCATGCTTCTCTGACTCACCCATCTTTGACACGAGCTTGATGACCTGCTCATGATCCATACGACCGAACTCGTTGATACCCTTACGCATAGCGTCAGAGAGTTCAGCGCCACCGGCGTAAATACCGCGCGCCAGTTCGTAGTCCGGAACGGCTTTGTCAAGGTCTTTCAGGAACTCATTTTTCTTTTGAGTGTAGACGCGACCGAGCGAGGTGGTCTTGCCGGTGATGGCGTCTGTCTGGCCTTCAATCAAAGAGTCCAGACCGCGCTTCACTTGGTCTAACACCTCAACCGTGGGCTTGCTCAAATCAAGCTCGCGGCCCTCGGCCTTGAGTAGCTTGTCGGCTTCCTTCAAAGCCTGTTGGAACTGCGGCAGCTCCATGTACTTGAGCACCTTAGGGTCAGTTACCTCGCCGTACGAGTAGGCTTGTTGGTATGCTGGGCCTGCGAGGGTGCGCATTTCCTCTTGCAACTTGGTCAAGTCGTCGTAGTAGTCTCCTGGCTTGAGGGCTTTGACCGCCTGCTGCTGAGTGCGCTCACGCGCGCCCAGTTTCTGATCCATCAACGTCTTCTCAATCTTACGCGCGCCTGAGCCGGTGCGCTGGGCCACGGCTTCGGCTAAGTCAGCGAGCGCGGGGTTGGTGTTAGCGATCACCGAAGGTACACCCATCGCTTTGTCCTTAGCCATCTGGGCTTGGATTTGAGCAGTAGTGAGTTTGTCTTGAGCCATGGCTTCGGACATTTTCTCAGCCGCTTTGCGCTCAACGAGGGCATCAGTGGGGAAGAGGCGCTCTCGCAGCCAGCTTGAAGCGCCCTTAGTGCCGCGAACGGCCATCGGCACAGCCAACCCTAGGGTTGTACCCATTACACCGCCGGTAAACGCGCCTGAGCCACGGCTACCTTCTTCAGCCGAACCTGCACCGCTGACAGCGCCTGTGACCCCGCCCGCGCCCGCGAGCTTGGCCCATGCGGGAATGCGTGAAGCCACGGCTGCCGCCGTACCTTGGACCTGCTGAGCGCCCGCCTGACGAGTCGGGGGGTACATCATCAGCGCCACTCCAGGAGCCGCCCCGCCCGCAAACTCAGCTGTGCCAGCGGTGATCGGGTATTGCTGTGAGAACTGGCCGTACTCGCTACGTACCTTCTTCAAGTTGTCTTCGTAGCTCTCGTTGCCGAGCTTGGAGCGGAGCCATGCTTCGGCCTCATCACCCCAACCCATACCGAGACCTTGACCAAATGCGGCCCGAGCGCCGCCGACTAATGGATCAGCCATTATTCAATCCCTTCAGCCGCTGCGGGCGTTGTGTCACGGTAGAGACCTTGGTTAATCTCGTTCAAGCGTTTACGGCTACGCTCTGATACGGATTTGAGCGCGGCGTAGCCGCTCTTCATGATACGGGCTCGCTCTTCGATGCTCTTCGCGCCCAAGCCCTGAACGTCTTGCAGCGCCTTGCGCTCGTCGTTAGAGATAGCTCCTGGGAACGTAGACTTGAGCGACGACAACGCAGCTTTTTCAAGCATGTTCTCAAGCTCGCGAGTGTTGATGACTTTGGGGTCTTTTGAGCCCGTGGCCTCAAGCAGTTTACGTTGCGCTGTGTCCGGCAGGGACGTGTCAAACGTGTTGGGGTTCAAGGCGTAAGCCTTCTTCAAAGTCAACATCGCCTGATCGGTCTGCGCCAACATGTCTTCGGTGTCGGTCTTGAGTTTGACTTCAACAGGGGTGAGCTTGGCGGCGGCCTTCTTAGACTCGTCAAACTTCTGTTGATTCAAAGCCAAGTTAGCCTGCGCAACGGACATATTTGCGAGGGTGGCGTTGATGGTGGACATCTGCTTCTCGACGTTCATGTCTGCGATCTGCCCCACGCGCTTCTGGAACTCAGGGGTTCCTGGCTTCAAGCCTTCGTCTTGAGCCTGCTTACCCGCCGTAGACTGAGGCTGGCCGGACTTGATGTAGTCCTTGAGCAACTCGGCGGAGATCGCGCGCTTGTCTTTCATCTCTTCGCCGGCAAGGGTGCGCAGCGTGGTGAGGTCGTCTTTCGCGCCTTGCATCTTGATCTTTTGACCTTCGAGTTGGAGCTGCTTTTTGAGGGCGCTTTGGCCTTTAGTGTACTCACCCATGGTCGCACCGACGTTGCCGAGAGTCTCAGCGAAGTTGCCGGTCTTAGTTGGAGCACCGAAAGCCGCTGCAAGGCGGAAGTACATCTCGGCCTTGTCGGTGGGGGAACCCTCGACCGAGCTTTGCAGCATCTTCTGGAATGCCTCGGTTTCAGCGTTAGCGCGACCGCGCGCGCTTTTCAACTCAGCGCCGTAAGTCGACTCGCCTGAGGTGTATTTGCTCAACATGTCGAGCAGCTGGGGCGGGACTGAACCCTGCTGTGCTGGGGCGGCCTCAATACCTTGGGCTTGCACCGGCGTAACCGTGCTACCCGCTGCGGCAGGGATACTCTCAACCGGCCCCGCGACTTGCGCGGCGGGATTGTTGTAGTACTTGGCGAGGAGTTCGTCCACACCGCCGATACCGTACTGGCTGGCTAAATCTTGAATTTCCATCTTGGCTCCTTAGCCGTTAGCCATCTTGTACAAGCCCATACCCGCCGCGCCCGCAGAGGCGAGCTGTGACAACGGTGAGGCGCTGTAAGTCTGGCCGGTGGTTGAACCTGCGTTGGTGGTGGTTGTAGGTGTGATTGGAGCCATACCACGCACCTGTGTTGACAACCAGTCCGCCATTTGACGGGGGTAGAGTTGTGCGTTTTGATACTGTTGGTAGGCTGCATCGGCCTCTTTTTGAGCCAACTGTTGTTGGGCTGAACCTGCGGCCTCGAGCGCGGCGGTGTCGGCAGTGCGCATCTGTTGGCCTTGACCTGCCATAGTGGCGAGCTGTTGTAGCGCGGACTGTTGACGGTTCAAATCGGCTGAAGACGCGCCGAGGGCTTGAGTGTAGCCTTGTTGCAACGCCTGACCCTGCTGACCTAAGATCGACTCTTGAGTGTCACGCAGCGCACGGCTACCGAACTCACCCATGCGTGTCCCGCCGAACGAACCGGCTTTTATGAACGCATCTGAGACTCCTGGCAGCAGGTTCTCGCTCAAGTTACGAGCGCCGAGCTGGGCGATACGGTCAGTCACGTTCTGTGTGTACGGGTTCATGTAGGCGTCCACGTTGCCTACTGAAGTGGTGTTGGTCAGGTTTTGCGTGCCTGCGGTGGCTTGCTGGTACGGCTGTTGCCACTGGCCTACGTTCTGCCCGACTTGCTCGTAGGCTTGCTTCTGCTGAGGCGTGAGCCCCGCTACGAGGGGTTTGTCGTAGGCTTGATAAGGCTGCGCAGCGAGGTTAGACGCAAGCTGAACCTGCGTGTAGATCGCATCCTGCATCCACTTTGGGGTCTCGGTGGATGAGGTGGTGTAAGACGTTGCCGTCTGGGGGGTGCCTGAGAAAATTCCAGCCATTACGCTGCTCCCTTCAAATATGCGAGGGGTGACTTAGCCGCAGGGCTGAAGCCGCCTTTAGCGAGTGTTTTGCCTTTTTGCATACGCAACTTCTTACGCATCTCATCAAGGCGTTTAGCGCCTTCCTTGGTGGAGCCGTCACCGAGCAGGGCTACGGTCTCAGCGTCCATGACGTATTCGCCATCTGACAACTTGGCGTGGATGGTGTCCGCGCGGCCTGAGCCACCACCTTGAGCCAAGGCGTTCAGAGCCCCGCCGCGAGCGTAACCAGGAGTTTCGCTCTGCGTAGTACCGACCTGTTTGTTGTATTGACCACTAGAAACAGCGTTCCAGTTGTTAGCCATGTACGTGCCGAGGTCTTGACCCTGAGCCGAAGCATCCGCCATCATTTTGTTCCAATCCCAAACCACGGTTGGGCGGTTGAAGTATTCTTTTTGAGACGGGCTCATAGACTCGATAGCCTGTTGAGCCTCGACCGGAACCTCAGGGGTGGCAGCCGCGCCAGCGAGGCCCGCCAACGCCAAACCGCCGTAACCCGTTGCGTTGTTCATACCGATGTTAGTTGTGTCTAGGCCGAGCTTAGTTGGTAGGTCTTGTGGCGGGGTGTAGAGCTGGTTAGCGTTGTTAGCAGCTGCGGCCTCAAGCGGGCTCGGAGTGGGTTGTGTTTTCAGGCTGTAGTCAACCGTCATGTCTGGGTTCAGCTCGGTTCCGCTGTTTGAGACTGCGTACTTGTTCAAACCGCCGCCAGACACGCTGTTAGGGTCAAGCTCGGTCTTAGAGCCGAACTGACCCTCACCGCCTGAAGACTGCTTCAAACCCATACCGTCAGTCACGGTGGTAGAGGGTTTGGTGTTCTGGTAACCTTGCATACCCGCAGCGGTTAAACCACCCATCAAACCGCCTCTAATAGCGGTTTTAGCATCAGCGCCTGTGGCTAACAAATTACCCGCCGTCATACCGCCAGCGCGGATGCCCGCATTGAGTGCGCTGTTACCTGCACCGGCCATACCGCCGATAGCGTTGCTAGTCATACCGCCCGCAGCACCCATAGCCGCACCCTTGGCAAACCCTTGTCCGGTGGCTTGGCCTACTGCACCGCCGATCAAAGAGCTACCTAGCGCGTTCTGAGCGCCCGCGCTCAAAGTAGTACCCATAGCGCTGTTAGCTGCGCCACCTAACGCGCTACCCGCACCTGCGCCCAACGCCCCGAAAGCTGCGCCCGTCAAAGCGCCTTTCAAACCGCCGCCGCCAGCAGCACCCATGACACCGCCAAGCGCGGCTGACATAGCCATACCCATACCAGGAAAAGCCATATTGAGCGCGATAGGGGCTGCGATTTTGATCAAACTTTTAAGACCGCCGCCCTTGAACTCGCGCAGACCAGTGTTAGGGTTGATGCCACCAGAGCCACCCATACGGCGTAGCATCTCGGCTTCCATAGGGTTGATGTGGGCCAACATCGTATCACCGCCGCGACCTTGAGCAGCGAGTTGGGCAAGGCCGCCGCGAGCAAAAGCCGCTTGTTGCTGGCCGGATTGGTCTTTAATACCGTAGAACACGATGAGCAGGGAAGCGATAGCGAGAGGGTTGAACTCTTCTGGGAGATCGTCTTGATCAACAAACCCGTCACGGATAGCCGCTGCGCGAACGGCAGGGTAGTCTTGCGGACTGTCCATGACGTGTTCAAGCACTTGAATGATCTCATCGATCATCTGTGGGTTGAGGTTCATTTGAGCGACCTCTTGTTTGGCCACCTCTACTGCCTGCTGAACCTGCGGGTTCTGGCTGGCGATTTGCATGATTTGTTGACGATCCATCTTTACTTCCTTCGCCACTTGTGTGACTCAAAATTTTCCCTTAAAAACCCATAAACGCAAAGGTCATCATCAATGAATGCCCTGCGCATGACCCCTTCGAGCTGGAAGCCGATGTGTTCGTCAAACCGGCGAGCAGCCGTATTCTTTGAACGCACAAGCCCCGTGACCCGCTGCAATTTCAATCTGTCAAACACGAACTCAAAGAGTTCGTTAAACATCTTGACGATCTCCCGAGGGCGAGCCCAGCTCGCGCCAGGAACCGCCGCAGTGTGCATGTCTACCCCGAGCGCACTGAAGTTTGACAACACGATGACAAACACAAAGTTGTCATTCTCATCAACCGCCGACACCGCCCTGCAGAACCCCGTCACACCCTCGATACCGAGCACGTTCTTAGCCCATTCCACAGCCTCAAGCTCACGCTCAAACCCTATGTACCGCATCAGCTCAGGCTCTGGCAGAACCGGTCTGCCCATTCACGCCAATCTTCATACGCATACGGTATAGGCGGGTTACGCCCGATTGTTGTGTTGTTGAGGAACTGAACTGCCCAGTCTTGCCAGTGGGCTTCGTCGGTGAGACGACCGAACGCACCGTAGGGGTCGAGGTCTAAAATGACCTGATTGGCCCAGTCGAGGAGTTCGAGGTTGGTCGGCAGTGTGACTATCATCCCAGCACCGTCTTGTCTGTTTTGTTGCCGTCTTCAAGATGACCGATGATTTGCCCCATCTGGTAGTTACCGCCCACGCAGTACGACTTGAACTTGACACGCAGCTCGCGGCGTTGTTCTTTGAGCATGGTGATCTGCTCGTAGGGTTTGTCAATGTTTGAAGGGTCAACAATCGTGAACTCAGAGCTAATGACCTCAGGGGCACGAGCGTTAGCGCGGCCTGTGACCTGTACGGTCATGTCGCCGGACTGAACGAAGTCAGGCTCAATAGTGCTGATTCTCAGGTAAGAGTTAACGCCCTTAGTCGCCATTGAGGACAGGTCACAGGTCTCAAAATAAGACTCGATCGGCATCATGCTCTGGCCGTCGATCTCATCTGTACCTTGTTCATGGATCCAGACCTTGTAGTCTGTACCGGTCACGTTGGCGGGCAGGATGGGGGCGGCGTAGGCGTTGCAGTAAGTCGCAGCCACGCGACCCGAGGCCGGTAGCTCGGTATCATACCAAGTGTTCTCGCGCACGTTGTACACCACGGCGTGGGTGCACTCAGTGGCGTCACCGCGCGGGTACGCCCACCAGATCTCACCGTAGCGCGGTGTGGTGTAGGCGTAAACCTTGCTACGCTGCTGGGGGTTCAGGCCGTCAAAAAACCAGTTCAGGTTCAACTGGTTAGGCACTTCGCGCACCACGCCGTTAAACATGAGGAAGCGATCAACCCCCGCCCAGTAGAACACACCGTCATAGTCAATCACGCTGTCGGCGGACATAATAGAGGTGTTGGTGGCAATGGTGTCAAAAGCGAACACAGTTGAGCCGCCCGTAAAGGTCATACGGATGACGGCATCGTACGCCCACAAGACACCCGCAGGGGCTGAGCCCGAACCGGCGCGCAGGGGTAGACCTTTAACGATTTTCTGACCCCAAGCGCGAGCGATACCTGAGCCCGAGCCGCTCAAATCAGTAGGGTCTCCCGCCACAGACCAACCCACAACGCCCGCCGTGCCGTAGTACACGAGGTAGGGGTGTAACACCACGATGCCGCCAGTTGCATTAGCACCGGCGGGCAGGGTGATCTCAGCTAAAGCCGAAGTGCCCGTAACGGGGCCGTGAAAAATCTGCCCGCCTTGGTCATTACAGATACATTGTCCGTTAGGGGCCACGTGCGCAATGATACTGTTTTCAGTCGTCGAGGAGTCGTACATGTAGTCGAACATCCAGCGGTTCTGCTGAGAAACATCTAACGTAGAGGGTGTCCGGTCTGAGATGACCGAGCTGTTCTTGTTACCGTCGAGTGTGAAGCGTTCTAACGCCTCGGTGGAACCTGAATGGCAATAAACCAGACCCTGCTGAACGAAGTTAGTGAACCCGCGCGACAGAGCCGACAGCGTCTTCACGATTGAGCGGTAGCCGCCTATTTTGCGAGGCAACCCGCGCTGAAACCGCACCCATTGGCCATCGGTGTAAAAGTCTCCGTCAAACTTAGTACCATCCCGCTTGATACCAGGAAGAGAGCGTAGGATTGAGGTAGACACCGGCATCAGAACGATCCGCCGTTAACCGTACCAGCAGGGGCGACCCCGAGCGTTGTCCATGCCGCCGCTGTGTCCGCTGCCGTAAATAAAGCTGCGCCGACAGTGGTCGCGCCGAGGTCAGTTCTAGCAGCGGAAGCCGAGGCCGCCGTAAACACCGCCGCACCAACCGAAGTTGCGCCGAGGTCAGTTCTAGCGGCAGAAGCCGAGGCCGAAGTGAACAGAGAGATACCTAACGAGGTGCCGCCGAGGTTGATTCGAGCGCCCGCCGCCGTAGTTGCGCCGGTTCCGCCTTCGGCCACGAGAATAGGTAACGCAACGCCAGCTGTGTCAGCCGGAACCACGTTTGTACCGTTACAGTACAAGATCACGCTCTGACCTTGAGCAATGGTGTAGCCGGTGCCCGCAGCGGTTTTGACCGTGAGGTCGTAAGCACCGGTGGTGCTGTTAGTCACCCAGTATTGTTGCACCGTGACCGGTACAATCACGTTACGGTCACCGGTCAAGGTTCCCGTAAAGTCGTAGGCGATGCGGTTCAGCTCAGAACCCGTGAGGGTGTAGTCACCCGTGCCGCCGATAGCGATGGACGTGTAGTCAAACGCAAACACGGCGTCTTTACCGTAGCCGATGGTGAAGTAGTTGACCCCGTCTGTGACGATCATTGACGACTCGCCAGGATTGTAGGTCTTTGTGGAGCTACCGTCAATAGAGACAGAACCTGACGGGTCAACGAGCAGCGCGCCCGAGCCTTGGTTGCTCACGTTGATGAACCAACCGTTACCCACTGTGGCTGCTGAGGGTAGCGTCAAAGTACCGCCTGCGCCGTTCCACACAAAGAACTTTGAACGGTCAGTGTCACCGGCGGTGTAGCTGCTGTTGAAGTCTGTGGTGGGCATGTCCTGAGACAACGCCGTTCCGACTGCGATTAAGCCGGTTCCCGCTAACGTAGAAGCGTTGGCCGCCGACAGCGCAGCGCCGTACTGGAACGTGCGCCACACGCCAGCCGCAGTGGTGTTGTTGGTCAGATAAATTTGCCAGCTCGTACCCGCCGCCATCGCGATCTGTTGCGTACCGGCTGAGTTCTTAACCAGTACTTGGGTCGCACCATAGTTGGTGAACAAGATGGTCTCACCGGTGCCTGCCTTGTTAGCTTCGGGCAGGTAGATGCTCCAACCGCCAACCGCCGCTGTCACATCGATGATACGGGTGGCGAGGTTGTCGTTAGTGGAGGTTTCCTCTGGCCAGCTGAGCACAACGTCTGCCGTCAGCGTCAGAGAGCTATAGCTGACCTCGCTGGGGTAGATGTTAGCGCCGCCAAAGACGTTAGTGTAGGTCGTCATTATGCTTCACTCCGGTTTGCGGTACGATCCAGAATGCGCTTGAGGTCTTCACCGTTCAAGGCTTGTGCGGCGCGGTCGTACATGTTTTGCCATGTTTGGATACGTTCATCGTTCTTGAGGAACGGGGTGGCCTCGAGCAGCGTGGCGTAAAGCAAAACGTCAGGTGCGTACTCGGTGAGCCAGTTGGTTTGTACATCGTCGCCCAACAGGGGCGGCTGCTCGTAGTACACGATCTCTAACGTGCTGGTGGCGTTAGGTGTGGGGGTGATGAGCCAGTGTTGGTAGTCGTAGTCGGCGTAGAACTGAGGGGTGCCGGTTTGAGCCTCATCAGGCCAATATGAACGGCAGTACTCGTACGAGCGGGTGAAAATGGGCTTACCGTTCACGGTCATACTCACGGTATCACGCCAACGATCGGGCTTCATGTAGACGGCCACGCCGGTTTGTAGCGGGGTGGTCACAGCGGTAATAAAACCGGTGATCTTCAGCTCACGCGCGATGCGCCGCTCACCTAGCGTAACTAGGCGCGGCAACTGCTCGTAAACATACTGGTCGCTCTCTTGCGTAAAACCACGCTCAAGGTAGCGCCGTACATCTTGCAGCAGCGAAGAATACGTCATTGAATAGCTCATTAATACTCCAAAGGTACAAGCAGCTGATTCAGCCAACGCTGGTGGAAATTATAGGTGGGAAACATGAATGGAGCAAAATTTTAAACGGACAATACGTTCAAGGCTTCATTGGTGTGTTTGATGCGGTCATCAAGGCCGATGGTGCCGCCGTTGATCTTCTTTGTCAAAGCTGTCCAGTTAGCCTCATCCGCTAGAGGGTTGCACCCGTGCGTAGACCAGAACCACGCCGCAGTCAACGCCGCAAAGCGCGGGGTCGCCACGAGGTCGGGTTCTTTGACGAAGTCAAACCCTAGAGCTTGCCCAGCATGAAAATAGTTAGCATGCCCAGTAAGCTGGATACAGCCGCGACCACGAAAACGATACCCATCACCAGAAGACTCATCACGATTTCCCATTCGAGACGCATAAACAGAGTTCGCAATTTTCTTAGGGTTTCCGGCATACTGGTTGGCGATTTCTAATGAGGGGAAACGGCGGGGCCAGAGCTTCATCAGCGTGGCGGCGCGGTAGTTCAGGTTCTCTTCTAGGATACGGAAATTGCCACACTCATGGCCACATTGACCAATGAAGGCCGCCCGCTGGCGCAGGGACTTGATGTTGAAGCGGTCAAATGCCTCATTTAACGCATCAACCCACTGGGGGCCGATGTGGAGCTTCTGGAGTTGTTCAGCGGTTACCACTCAGGGTCTCCTTTACTTGGTTGTACCGGTCGATACAGGAGTTGAGTTCGATGATTGCTCGGTCACCTTCGGCGACGAGCCTGATAAGGTCTTCAACAGTCTGTCCGTCAAGTTCGGCTC